CTGCCTCAGCTTGTGCGGCTTTGTCTGCCTCAGCTTGTGCGGCTTTGTCTGCCTCAGCTTGTGCGGCTTTTTTTTCGGCGGCTGTTGCCATGATGTTTACTCCAAATTTACCCCGCACTTAGGCGGGGTATTTTTGTTTAAAGGCTAAGCGAGGCTTAGAATGAAATATCAGTACCCACAACCAAACCTTCAACATGGCGAAAGCCAATGTCGTTTGATGTTACTAGGCGTAACACTGATTGGTTTGCAGAGTATGCCGAGATTAGATTGCCCGACGCGTCGTTGTAGGTTGCTTCACGACTAAAGTCGATTGTCATGTTTTCACCTTCACCGATGATCACATCGTTAAAGTCGGCAAAGTAGATTTCAGAGAACTTAGAATCTGCGGCCCCTAAGTTAACTGGGATGTTGGTTGTTTTGCCGATTGGGTAGCCTTTAAGCATACCTTGCGCCATTTCAGGGTAAACCTTATTGCCGTTACCATCACGCAGGCCATATAAATACATGGCGGTACGCGGTGATAAACCCCAGCCAGGGCTAACCATGGCTGAATCGCTTTGTTCAAGCTCTAGCACTAGGCTGTCTAGGTACATATCGACGACTAAAATGTCGGTTTTGTCGCCGGTAAATGCTTTGATACGGCCCGCATCTAAGGCGGTGGCGCGCATGCCTTTTGGTGTGTTGTTGGTGCCGTCGTCGCGAATAAATGCTTTATCTTGACGGGTGGCGGTTGCTGCGAGCATATCGCGTAAGAAAATACCCTCTACGTTGCGACCCGCGCGGCCAATTAGTTCGTTAGAAATTGGCACGATGGTCATTTGTGTTTTAGCCGACAATTTAACGTCGTCTAATGTTTGGCTTTCGGCATTACGTGAGGCGTTTTCGGCCTTGTAGCCTGAAATTGCACCGCCTGTATGGCGTGGGATCGTTAAGTTACCATTGACTAAAGGCACTGTGCTTGCGCCTAACATGCGCACTATGCTTTTAGGGCGTAGTAATTCGATAAAATCGTTACTTAGGTTTTCAGGAATTAACGCGCCGCCTGAACCTTCGGCCGTTGAAACTGCCATTGCAACGTCGTTATCACCTAGCTCCGTTTTAGCAAACTTAGCCGCGTCAGCTAAGTCGCCTTTAGCCGCCGCAATTGCCATACCAAAGCGTGCAATTTTAGCGCCAGGGTAATCGGCTGGGGCTGATTTAACATGGATAGCGGGTGCTGAGGCGCTAACCACTGGCGTTGCTTCTTCAATTGCTAGCGCTTCGGCCGCTTTGGCACGATTTAGGCGCGCTTCGTGTTCGCCAAGCTCGGTTGTTAGCTTGTCGAACTGCGTTAACTGCTCTGCAGTTAGTTGGCCTTCTTTTGCCTCAGTCGCGGCAAGATCTTTAATTTGTTGGCGACGAGAGTTACACGCCTCAATTAACTGTTGGATAGTCATAGTTTTATTACCTTTTTTTGCTATAAAAAAAGGCCGCTTATGCGACCTTTGTGGTGAACTCTGCCGCGTGGCAGGGAATTTTAAATACTTTGTGTAAGTGCAATTGCGGCGGCTTGGGCTTGTATACTGCGGCCGATTATTGGCGCGCTTGAACGTTGCACTGCGCTTTTTGCTATTTGGTTTATGGCGTCTTGCGGGGTGGCAAGGCGATCAGCGAGCTTTAAATCTATGGCGGCTTGACCGTCGTAGGTGTCGGCCTCGGTGGCAATGACTTGTTCGGTGCTCATTTCGCGGTACTTAACAATGGCCCCTACAAATTTTTGATAGGTTAGCTCTATGTTTTTTTCGGTGTGGGCGCGTTCTTCGTCGCTCATTTCTACATCTGGGTGAAAATACACCTTGGTGGCGCCACGGTGGAATGTATGTACTTTAAAACCGGCGTCGTCATATGCTTTGGTCATATCGAGGCGCTTTTGATAGACGCCAATAGACCCGACACCGGCGGTGTCTGAAATAATAATTTCGGTACACGCGGCGGCAATTAAATATGCACCTGAGTAGGCGTTAAAATTAATGATGGCGCGTATTGGTTTTACGCTGCGCGCTTGGTAGATAAATTCGGCACATTCAAACGCGGCTTGGGCTGTACCGCCGCCGCTGTTTATGTCGAGTACGATTTCTAGCACTGATTCGTCGTTAAGGGCTTTTTGTAGCTGGCTGCGCAGTAATTCGTAGCTCATTACCTCTGCACATGTGTCTGTTATGGTGCCGCGACGCGGTACGAGTATCCCATGCACAGGAATAACCACTAGGCGCTCGCCTTTTTCTGGATCGCCTAGTGGGATTGGGGCTACGTCTTGGGCGCTTATTTGCTCGTCGGTGCTGGTTTGGCCGTTGATTTGACCTAAAACACGCGGCGCTAAAAACGATTCGATTAGGTTTGCTAAGTGCGCGGTAGCTAATAACGGCGTGTTAAAGGCCATTTCGGCAATGCGCGGGTAATTTATTTGCGGCATAGTATCTCAATCTCTTTTAGTTGCTCGGGTGTGGCGTGGTTTAGCTGCTCATGTATGCTTTGGTTTTTTGTATCGACCATGTTTAGCGGTGTTAGGTACACGTTGCCGCCCTCGACTGGCGGTAAATTTTCTAGGCGGCGTATGTCGTTAAGTGATAACCAGCCCCATTGACGCGCGATTGCGTAGGCGTCGTAGCGGGTTTTTATATCGCCACGTATTAAGCCGCTAAAGTTGAACTCGATAAAATACTTTTTACGCTCGTTTGGCTGTAGCAAGTCGCGGTGCATGGCGCTTTCCCAACGCCTGATCCACGGCATTAGGGCAAACGTTAAGTAATTTAAGGTGTTTTGCTCTACTGATTTATACGACTCGCCCGCCGTTTCGTTAAGTAGCGCAAGTGGGATGCCGTATAAACGGCTTATGTCGGCCACTGATAATTTACGCGACTCGATTAACTGAGCTTGTTCGTGGGTCATGGCCATTTGTTTGTAGTCCATGCCTTCTTGCAGCATGGCTACGCCAAATTTATTGCGTAAACCACTGTGACGATTTTTAAACGAGTCTACTATGTTGTTAATGGCATCTTGGCCGATAGTGCCTGAATCTCTAGGGCGGGTAATTACGCCGCTAATTACTGCGCCGTTGCTGTGTGAACTGGCGGCGTGTTCGTCTACAGCTAACGCTAAACCGATTGTGTCGGTGTTGGTTTGCAGTGGTGATAAACCTTGATAGCCGTCTGTGCTAAACCCTTTTACATGGTGTATGTCGCGCATGGTTAGCACTTTGTTATCCCATTCAGGGATTTGATAGTACGGCAGCCCGTTGCTGCCTTTTAATATGACTACTTTGTCGCGATGGATGGGGATCAGCTCTTTAATTGAGTGGTTTTTGTTTCGCTCAATTATGGCTAGGTGGTTGCCGTTTAACCCTAAGAACCCTTGGCCGCTTTCAAAGTATTCAAAGGCGCTATCTTTTTGGTTTGGCTGGTACTTAAGTAAATCTGATAGTGGGTGCTCGGGGGCTTTTTTGCGTTCTTCACCTTCGCGTTTATATACGTCGCAAGGCATTTGGGCTATTGATTCTGCGAGTAACTTTACTGAGCGAGCAACGGCGGCTTGGCTTAGGGCGGTTTCTTGCGTGATCATTACACCTGATTTTGATTGGCGTTGGCTCCCAAAACCTACACCGCCTGAAAAATCGACGTTATTACTACTGCCTGCGTTAGCTGGGGTAAAAAGTCCTGACGTAAACATTATTTTTTACCCTTAGTTTTTTGGTATTCGGCGTATGCGTTTGATCGGGCCATAAGTAATGACCAAATAATTAAGAATGCGCCTAGGGTTATGTAACCCAGTGGCGGTGAAAACAACCATGCACCGTAGGCCAGTAGGGCAATACCTATTAAGCCGATTAGGGCGCTTATTATGTCTTTTAGCATCCCACTTCCCCTGATTCGTATATTGATGGTGTTGCAACGGGTTCGCGCATTTGCAACATTGCCTCGCCTATTGCCATGATAAGCGCTACCGCGCCATCTATTTTATTGATGTCTCTTTGCTTTACTGGCCGCACTACGTCGTCGTTGCCTTGTAGGTATTTGCCAATTACGTTTGACATTTGCCAGGTCATTATTGCGTTGCCGTCGTGGTGAAAACGCCCTGAGTTTATTGCGGCCTCCAACTCTTTCATTGGGTCTGAAAGGTTGGTGAAGTTTTGTTGTACTGTTAAAACATTTAACCCTTCATCCATTAGGTTGTGCCCTAAGTTCCCCGCACCGTGCGGATCGATTGGTATTGCGGTGCTTGGGGTTTCTAGGTGGCTTTCGAGTACATCGGCTAGTATGTCGCGGTAGTCGATTTCGGCCCCGTCGGATACGCTGAGCAAACCTTGATTTAAGTATCGTTGGTATTGCTCTTGTATCTGTTTGTTATCGTTATTGAATACTTGCTCGTAAGGCACCCAAAACTTAGGGGCGATACAGTACCAGTGCGTTTTGCCGTCAATGTCTTTCCAAAATATGCGGGCCTTTGCCGTCATATCAATTTTACGGGCTAAATCCAGCGCTTGTACGCATTCAGTGCCTCTAAAGTCCTCTATTTTTAAACTGGTATCTTCGCAGGCGTTGTATTTTTCCATGTTGAAAAAGGCGCTTTTTGCGCTGGCCCACATGTTTAAATGCTTGGTTTTAAATATGTTGGTAAAGCGTGGGCTGTTAATTGCTTTTTGCTGCTGCGCCAGTAAAAAATCTGCTTTTACACTTATGCCGTAATTGGGATTGGCTTTAATTAATACGGCGGGGTCTGTCCAGTCGTCGCCCTCGTCAACACCGTAAAGCAGTGCGAAAAGGTGGTCGTCTTGCGTACCATTTAACATGGCTTTGCAACGTAGCTCTAAATCATAACAAGGGCTATCAAGGTTTGTGCCTGCTGTTGTTATGGTTAAGATCATGGGCTGTTCGCGTGAACCCATACCTGTATCGAATGTGTCGTACTGCTCGCTTGTTGGCTGTTCGTGGTATTCGTCAACGATTGCTATGTGCGGTGAACTACCATCGCCAGGTTGGCCAATTACTGGCTCGAATACTGAGCCGTCACTACGTGTTAATTTTTTTGCGTGTACTTGTAAGCCAAATCGTTTGCGCAGGGGTGGCAGCTTATCAACCATAAGTTTTGCGGGTTTAAATACTTCCCACGCTTGTTTTTCGTTTGTTGCTCCGCAATAAACCTCGCTACCGTATTCTTGATCAGCACATAAGCCAAACACACCCACACCGGCTGCAATAATTGATTTACCATTTTTACGCGGTACTTTTAGCATTACCTCGCGAAAGCGGCGCTTACCTGTTTTTTTTACTACCCAACCAAATGACGCTGCGAAAAAAAACAACTGCCATGGTTCTAGCGTTATACGTAATTTACGACGCGCCCACTCACCTTTGGTGTGCGGCATTTTTTGTATAAACGTACAAATGCGCTCGGCTTTGGCTTTATCAAATCTAAATTTAAAGTTGGGGTCTTTTTCTTTTGCTAGCTCGTCTAAGTGACGTTGGCAAGCTTGTATTACTTGGCGGCAATTTGGGATTTTACCCGCCACAACATCACGGGCATATTTATTTGCCGCATTAACGTTGGGGTAAGTGGCCATTTTTTAAAACTCTTTAAAATCGTCGTCCTCTTCGTCCTTATCACTCTTACCACCGCTCAACATTCTGGCGCGGGCCATGGGTGATAAGCCAAGCTGATTAGCTAACCTTATTGATTGATTTACGATTAGGTTATGCGCGGTTACGTGCGGGTGTAACTTAAGACTGCCTGTGTTTGACACATCAGTGAAATTTGCAATGTCGGTTAATTGGGCCTCAAGCTTTATAATTTTGCTTATCGCATTACAGTAATTTATTAAATGCGGAATATCCTCAGCGGCAAACGATTGGCGCTCAAACATAATTGCTAAATTTGAGTGCCATGCGTCTATTGCATGATCATCGGCAAGCAATTCTTTTGGGCAATTTGGTTTTCTTGAAATTGAGCTATCACCAACCGTTAAACCGTTGGCGATTTTGCCAGCGCCAGGCGCGCGTGTTTGGGCCATTTTGAACCTGCAACAAATGTTAATTTGATGATCGGTAAAAGATCATAGATTGATCAAATTTCAATTCTTATTATTTGCGTGTAAAAATTTGACTGGATGGCGGTACTGTAGAATGGGCTTTCTATAGACAAAAAAGACCCCCCTACCTATGCAAATTTAGATTTATTGCGGTGTGCGCGTATTTTTCTAGTATTTGAGAAACCGTTTTGTTTCTTTCCCAACCTGTTTTAGTTTTTGCACAAGAATCACAGAAGAATGAAAGGTTTGCTAACTGTTCCGTGCCACCTTTTGCAACCGGTACAATGTGCTCACAGATAGAGCCTGATTTAACAATCGGCTTAGCTTTGGTTAAGCAGTTAATGCATAAACATTTGGCCAAACTCTTTACGTGTTCGCGAGTCTTTACCCATCGGGCGGTCTGGTAAACGCGCTTACCTTTGCGGCGGTGTTGCTGCTGGTACTTACCCCAACTCGCGTTAGATGCGTGAGCATCGCAATAGCCGTGGCGTTCTGTTGTTGTTCTTCCGCAATTGCGCTCGCGGCAACGCTTAGGTGTAGCATACGCCATAAGTATTCCTTATATATTTAATAAGTATTTAAGTAATACATATTAAATATATATTGAGTACACCGCCGTTGCGGGCGGTGTGCTAATTACTTTTTGTTTAACTGCTCTAACGCTCTTATTCTTTGATTGTATAGCGCCATATCTGTTTCGATACGTGAGCGCCACACTGCAGAGTCAGTAAATTTATTCTGCAAGTCTTTCAATATAATTGACTGACTAGCCAACCGTTCTTCAATACGTGCGTACTGCAATTGGTTTTGGTTAACAGTCAAACCAACCCAGCTAAGCACCCCAATAATAACGGCGGTCAGTGCGGCCATGCACATTTTTTCAAATGCTAACGATCTGCGCTCTACTTGGTTATTACTCATGCTTGGCCCGCCACTTCCTAAGTGCTGCTTTATCCACAGTACAAAGTACGTTTTGATTATGTGATTTAACAGCGAACGTTAACAGCTCGCGGTTAGTGGTTATATCTGATTGCTTAACACTGCAATCGTTAAGGAGGTATGCCGGAGGTAACACCGGCACTTGCTTTGTTATTGTTATTATCTTGGTTTCGGGTGGCGTCGTATAGCACCCGCCTAACATCATCAGGCAAAGCAGTATTGCCCCAATCTTTATTAACCTGCTCATAAATGAACACCTCTTTTAGCTTAGTTTGCACAACGGTTTGTTGTTCGTTCACAGTATTAAGCGTTGCCAGGTGTTCGTTAAACATTTGCTCTTGTAGCTTATTGTTAGCAATTAGCTTTAGTTTATCCGCTTCACTGCTTTGTAATTCACCGCCCAGCTTTTCTATGCTCGTATTTAAGCGCTTGTTCTCGGCTGCTAATTTGGTGCTTAACTCAATAGCATTGTTATATTTATTAACCACAACATAACCACCAACCGTTATGGCTAAGGCTACCGCTGCAAGTAACGCTGATTTATTTAGTGATAACATGGCAACCTCGCCTTAATTTGTAATTGATAACGCCTAATGTGCTGCACATATTCAATTGTTTCTCTCGAATAGTGACCCGTCACATCGGGTAAGTATTGGATTATATGAGGGTAAAGAACCTCGCCGCCGCTAAGCTTTTGCGCCTTAAGGCAATTGCCTGCCCCTGCGTTGTAATTACATAGCGCTAAGTTTTCGCGGTCATACTCTGGCCGAGGGCTCGACCAAAAAGAATATTGCTGCTGCATATAGCGAGCCGCAACTAAAATAGATAAATCAGCATCAAACGGGGAGCCAGCCAAACCGAGCTTGGCGGTTTGTTCTTCCCACGTTGCAGGCATAAACTGCGCTATACCAGCGGCACCAACGGGGCTAACTGCATCAACTTTAAAGCGCGACTCTTGCCAAAGCTGCGCCTTTAATAAATCAGGGTCACGGCCCGCACTAAATCGCTTAACCGCGCTTTTTATTTGCGCATCATAATTACAGCTAAGAGATAACGAGGCCGAATAGCAAGGCAGCGCCAATAAGCTGCAGGCCGTATAAAACAGATAACGAGCGATAATCTTTAGCACGGCGGCAATCCTTCACAAGCTGATCAAGCGTATAACCCGCGCGCGAATTAAAATACCGCAGCGCTACACGCAATAACACATAAGCCATAATGGCCAAAAACAAGTTGTAACCTGCACCACTTAAAAACGTATAAAACGCACTCATTATTCACCACCGCATTCAAACTGTTCGGCAATTTCTTTGTATATGCCGCTATTACTAATCGACAACACACACTCAGCCGCGTGATCAAAGTCACCGTAATTAAGTACATGCACTAAAATTCTATTACGGCCAAAGTTGGTTAACCCCAACATATACACCAAGGCTAAAATGGCACGTTGGCGAGGCATCGACCACTGGGTAAAATCAACATAGGCCATTAGCGGGTCGTAAATATCTAAAATATCACTCGCCAATAAATTAATGGCTTCATCCTCACTCATTGGCTGGTAATCAAAATTACGCTGCAAGTAATCAGGCAAAGGCTTTTTATTAATATCGTGACCATAACCAATTAAACGTTGGTTATGCTTTGTTTTGCACACCAATGCGGTAAAAGCCACATGGCGTTTTAATTGTTCAATTAAATTCATCATTGGAGGCTTTTTATTTGAGGCATAAAAAAAGCCCAACCAAAAAAAGGTTGGGCTTACACAAGTACATGCAATCTGGGATTTAGTTGTAAACCGGTTGCTTATTTACAGCTTTGCCACCGTGACAAAAACAATACATTTTTATGCCAAACTTGTAAACACAATTTGTGTAATTACTTTAACAAAAACACAAATTATGTTTTATCTCACACAAAAAAAGGGCAATAACGCACAATAGCCTTTACTACACTGCAAGTGTGACCCGTCACAGCTTCAAGTTACCCGCTTGGCTTGGGTCTGCTAACTGGCTTTCTAAGCGCTCTTTATCACGGCGTATTAATGTACTTATGTATTCATCAACACTGTAAGGCTCTTTACCCTCACCTGCGCGCATTTGGCATAACATAGCCAATGTTTCACGCTCAGATTCAGATAAACTTACCTCAACACGCTTAATATTAAACTTAGCTCGGCGCGCACGGCTTTTGCGTTTGCGCTCGGCCGCATCGGCGCGCCTTTCTTCTGGTGTTTTTTTAGCAGCCACTTATCACCCCCATTTCACAAAGCAACCCAGCAAGGGCGTAAAAAAAACACATGGCCAACCAAAACAAATGCTATTAAAAACCCTGCAGCACATAACAACGTCATGCAAAGGGGTGGCTCATTGTCATTATCTTTTACTGTTACTTTATCATTACCTTTTTGCTGATAGTAACGCACATGCGCGCGGCGCTTTGGGTCACTGCTCATCATGCCCACTCCTCTTTTAATGATCGGTTTAAACGCGCTTGCTCTTGGCGTTCTTCTATTAACTCGCGGGTGCATTTGCGGCGTTCTTTATACTCGGGCCGTGGCTCGTTGTTTTCTTCTGGCGGTTCTACCTTGTCATTATTTGGGCGCATTATTGATAAAGAGATAGCCGGTTTAATTTTCCGCTTAGACGAGCGCCTTTTAATACCGGCGTAATTACCTGTGCTTTCATAGCTTTTACGGTCGCAACCACACCCTTTAACATTTCCTAAATTGCATTTTTTAACTACACGCTGAGTGCCACATATACACTTACACAAAAATTGTTGGGCGCGTTTATTGTCGCGCTCCGCCTCACTGATCACAGTCCAGTTTTTAAATACATCACCGGCAGTTACTAAACCTTTAGCCATTATGCATCCCCCATTAGCGACTTAGGGCGCGCAAATAACAACGCCGTGTTTTGCAATACATCTATCGACTGCTTACGGCCCGCAATACTCACCACTTTTATGCGGTGCTCGGGTGTAAATTTTTGCTCAACTTTATAGCGCGGATCATCAACCAAGTTATTTATAAAACGCTGGCCCTGCTGCGACGACTTACCAAACAAGCGGCCAACGTCTAACGCGTTAAAATAGCCGCCATCGTTTAGTAGCTTTTCTGCTGCTGCTTTAGTGCTCATTAGCTACCACCTTATCAATGTTGCTTTTAATAAGTTCAAACTCAATTACCCATACCCACGGGTTTTCATCCCAGTTTGAATAAATAGAATCCCACAATTTATAAAAGCCATTTTTAAAACGTGGTGTAGTTGGGCAATTACCAAACTCGTCTATAAATGCAGGGGCGCACCCTTCTCTTTGGGCGCTTTCTTCTGTTATTAATTGCACTCTTTCACAACGAACGTTAGTTACGCGCAATGTTAAGCGGCTCGCTTTCCTCGGCATATGAATAGACGGTTTCCATTTAACCTCATCTAATTCGGTAGCGCCCTCTTGATATGCAAACTGGCGGGGGATAAATCGGCAATCGCCCGTGCATTGTTCAATAATCAATTCTCTATCGTCGGGGTGCTCTGCATCCACTTCCTCAAAACGCCCTATGCAAAAAGTTTCACGAACCCAAATAAGATCACCGATTTTAAACGGGGCCGCGTTAGCAGTTGCATGCCCTGCCACTATCGGCAAATAATCAAGCGAGCTAGCAGCGCCCCATTTAAAATCCCAAAAAGCACCATTTTTAATAGGCTGATTGCTTAGCGGTCTACGTGTAACAGTCTTACGACCATCAACTAACGCTGTAACCATTTGCTGGTTAAATATCATTGGTATGGTTTTCATAATTCTTCCCTCGCTGGCTTGCATTTAGGCATTGGCATTTGATTTTGTAAGAGTGGCAAATTAAAAGGACGTTTTGGGGGTGGCGGCGGAGCTCTAAAACCGCATGATTCAAGTGAGCTTCTTTTTCGCATAACTTCAAGCTCTACATTGACCGACCCCGACCCCAAACAATAAGAGGCAATAACGGCGCATAACATCACAAGCGCCAGGGCAAACGCTAAACCTAAAAATTCAGGGATGGTAAATTGCAAAATAATCATAAATAAAGTCCTTTTCTCATTGCTTTTATAAGTCGAGCGCTTGGCTCTAGGTTTGAATGTTTATCCTTTAAAAAATACTTAACTACCATGCACACCAAATGGGCGCGCTTATACGCCTTATTAAGATGCACAATATTATTTGTTTGCTGGCTAAGCTGGGCAAAAAACACGGCGCGGTCTAAGTAATGATTAATAAACGGCAGCAATATAAAATCTTTGGCCACTTCACGTTTAAGTAAAGTCGCTTTTTCAAATTCAGATTGGGCAAGCTCGTGCATAACATCAAAGGCGCAAATTGTTACGGATAGATTGACGAGCTTTCTACCGCGTGGGCGGGGTAAAATTGTTAATGATTCACCCGCATTTTTTGCGTGCAATGCAAGTTCTAAAAACTGCTTTTGCCACGGCGCTAACGGCTTTTTGCTTACCCGCTCTACAAAGGTGTTTACTGTTTGTTGCTCATCTAACATTTTCTGGCCATGCTCAGGGTTTAGTTTTTCGAGCCCTATTTGATGCTCTTGAAAAGCGCGTTCGATTTGTGCTTGGTGCCAATCGCGGTCAATAGCGCGGCGATCTATAAATTCAAAATCATTACGCTCCCCCAATAAATAGCGAGGCAAGCCGAGCGTGCTGCAAATTATGCGGCGTTCTTCTTTCAAGCGTTCAACCTCTTTTAAGAAATGCTGAGTTCGCCCAAGCTGCCTAGCTGACTTAATAAACTGTGTTTGAAAGTCCAATTTTTTATGCTCATAAACAGCTTTTTCTTCATCAAATAAAGGCCGTTTAAGCACCAGTTTTATTGCTACCGTAAGCTGATTTAATCTCATATTTCATCTTCCTTCTTGTAAAACACTAAAAGTGCGCCACAGTCCTTGTTACTACTAAACACAAGCTGGCGCGTTAAAATCGTAGGGTCTCGCCGTGGTCTCGCTTTTAGCAGTGGCTAATACCTGCATTAAATGCGTTGCCCAAAACGTTAAAGCCTCGCGCTTTTTAATCGCCCCCGTGGTTTGTATATAAGCGGCATTCAAATCAGATAACGCATGATTTAAAAGCAGCTCAGCAATCACCGAATCGATACCTAAATCTAACCAGCGGCCACGGCAAAACTTGCGTAAATCATGCGCGGTATATTTACCCTCACTGACTAATTGCACGTATTTATTTGCTTCATTTTCATTAATAGCGCCACGGGTTTTGGCTGGGAACACATACGCACTGCGCGTGGTTTTACTTTGCTGTTTGTGCCAGGTAATTAACTGCTCAAACGCTAAATTGCTCAGCGGTATTGAATGCTCAGAGGTTTTGGTAATGCTCGCGGGTAACGTAATAATCTTGTTTGTTGTATCTATATAATCCCAACGTAACTGGCGCGTTTCACCAATTCGGGTTGCGTGTAGCAACATAAACCAGCACAGCATTTTAGGGGCGCTGGTTGGCGTCATTAAACTAAGCGCTAATTCACGCTCATTTTTAATGGTTAACTTTGCTTTTTTAGGGGTTATTTTTGCAGGGATAAACGTTTTAAATGAGGTATCAGCCAGCGGGTTAGACTCTATTAAATTGTTTTTTAATGCTTGGCTTAAGGCGCGTTTTAATAGCTGAAAATGCTGGCGAACCGTGCTTATTGCATACGCATTTTGCAATGGCCATATTAATTCGTTTTCACACGTAAAGTTATCAAAGCTTAATAAATCACACTCACCCAGTAACGGGATCAAGTGTTTACTAACTGACGAGGTAATATTAATGCGGCGTTTTTCGCTAATGGTCTTATTTACTTGCTCGCGCTCAACGTACCACGTAAGTAACTGGCCAATCGTGTCAAACTGGCTTACTGTAACCGGCTTATCTAACTGCAGCTTAACCATTAAATCTGGCACTAAACCCAGCGCTTTTTTACAGTTAAACACCGGCCATGTACCAAACTTATGCCATTTATCGGCTTTAAAATCGACTAAATACCAACTGCCCGTGGCGCGCGAGGCATGCATTTTTAATATCAGCGGATAGCGGCCATCACGAAAACGTGTAATGTTTTTATCATCACCATGACTTTTTATTAAATTATCCGTTAAATTTGCTCGTAATGTTGCCATGTTTATGCACACCTTTTGCACAAAATATGTTAATAACTACAGTTTGAATTGCTGGTCTAAATCACGTAGCGCGAGCATATCCTCTTGCACTCTGCGACGGCGAACCAGCTTAGGATCTGCCTTAATTTGTTTTTCTTTAGTGGGGCGTTTTTTCCAGCCGTTATACTGGCTTTTTTGCTCACCCATTGGCTCTAAAAAATCACTCATAAATCACCTGTATTTAATAACGTTGTTTCTAAGTAGTCGCGGGCCTCTTTTAGCCTGCGGTTATAGGTTCGCAAACTCATACCCATGCGCAGTGCGCGGGCATCGCGCTTAGCATCGATGGGCAAATTAGGTAAAAACGACGCGCCATACTCAACACGACATACCGCCACCGCGCTTGCATTGGTAACGGCTAAACGCATCAACGCCGCCTCAATATTCAATTCAACACAATCAATCATTGGTGAACTCCCGCCGCCACTGCGAGCAAAGCTGTCACCATCCATTATTTTTTGTAATATCGATTTTGCTTTTACCACTTGCCCCGTATGCACCCAGCGCGCCCACATATCTAAAAGGCGCGACAATCGGGCGGTGTAATTTACAGTGAGCGGGCGGGTCATAATTACTTAGCCTTTTTTCTAAACGAGCGGTGTTTTATCTTGCACTCGCTTAACACTTCATCTACGCACAACACATGGCCAGGTAAACCACGGCCCACCAAATCGGGTATGTAATGCAAATCGTGTAGCGGGCTAATGCTTATTTCGTTTGTGTAAAGCGGCGAAAGCGGCCCGTATTGGTGGCAAACAATCGCGCCCATTTTGCGCAGTAAATTAAGTTCCTGCGCCGTTTGCGGGTTCGACACCACAGTAACGCGGCGCTCAGTTACCCGATCTGGTATTTGCTGTAACTGAATTAAACGGTTTTTAACATCCGTCACACGCGTTAAATTCACGTGGGCCGAATAGCCTTGGTGTTGGTGCTCAATGTAATTAAACGTTTTTTTAAGCACCTCGCCGGTATTAGCAAACAAAACAATAATCATGCGCTCACCTTCTTTTTCTTTTTATTTATGTAATCTTGCTGCCAACGCTGCACATCAATTTCATTACGGCTTTTAAGCACAATTACTTGGCAATTGTTGGTGTGCGGAAAGCGCTCACACGCGTAGTAGCTCCTAAACGTGCGGTAGCTAATACCCAAAAAGCGCGCGGCCTTTCCACCGCCGTTCGCACCAAACGTTTTATCTACCCACTCTTTGAAAGTCATTAAAACACCCTTTATGTTATAAATATAAAAATAACACAAACTGTGTTAAAAATGAAACATAAATCGTGTTAATTTAAAGCTGATAACGTGACGAATGACACAAAGTGTGTTAAGTTTTCAATAAGTAATATGAATTGGGATTAACCATGACAGAGTTAACAAAAACAGACACAGTGCAAAACACTGATAAACAAGCAGAACGCATACGCCAAGCGCGTTTAAATGCTGGTTTGTCACAGTACGCAGCCGCCGAAAAGCTAGGCGTGGGGCAATCGCGTGTTTCTAATTACGAAAACAAAATAAACAAACGCATACCGCCCGAATTTATACGCATGTGCGCCAAAGCTTATAACTGCTCGCTTGAGTATTTATATGGTTTTAGTGACGACATAACCGGCGGTTACACATACCGGCCAATAAAAAAAGACAGCGTAATAGCCGTAAACCGCAACGCGCTTTCATCGTGGGGATTAGATTTAAGTGATTTAGACGAGGTAATTGTTAGCGACCAAGCAATGCAAGACACCTTTACCAAAGGCACTGAAATTATCATTACTAAAAAAATAGGTGATATAAGTAAACCGGCCATTTATGCAATAGAGCAAGACGGCCAATTACTTATGCGCGGCATACGTAAAGAGCTAAGTGGTAATTACACCTTGTTTGTGCAAAACAAACACACTTACGACGACCAAACGTTAAGCGAAAACGAGCTAAAAAACCTTAACATTATTGGTAAATACATCGGGCACTGGCAGTTAGCCAGCATTTAAGCCAACACGGCTTTTTTGCGCCCACAACAAACACAATACATGTTAAACATAATACGTTTAACACAAATAAGGATCACCATGCAGACATTAACTACCGTACAAAACGCCGTAGAACGTAAATTAAACCGCCAAGCGGCGCGCAGTCTTTCAATGAAAAACAACGCGCAGGCCATTATTGAGCTAGCCGAAGCCGTTAAAGCTAACCCGCAAGCAATAGACGACATTATTGATTTAGCCAACGCAATCAGTATGGACGCCGAAGATTTAAAAGCCGACTTAGGCAGCGCAGTAAATGCCATTGCAGATATACACACGCTAAGGATCAGCCATGCTTAACCCACAACAAACGCACCTATTAAATGAACTTGCCAAAGGCAAAACGCATTACGAAATAGGCGCACAAAACAGCCTTAACCAAACCGAGTTAAAAATAGAGCTGCGCAACATGCAAGCCCGCTTAGGTGCAAAAACCTTAGCGCACCTTATGCATCGTGCATGGGAGCTGGGCCTATTAGGCGCGCGCACATTATGTTTATGCCTTGCTGTTTTAGGCGCAAGCACCGCAAACGATGTAACAAAAATGCGCCCTGTACGCACGGTACGCACTCAAATGCGCAGTGGTCGCCGCACTGAGGTGGCATAGCATGGCATCAAACAACAACCACCAAAGTAAAAGCAACAAAGCAGGGCGCGACACCACACAAACCCCGCTTTGGCTATTTGAGGCGCTAAACAGCCAATATAACTATGTGCTTGACGCCGCCGCCCTTAAAAAATCAGCATTGTGCGCCAGGTATTACACCCCACGTAACAACGCATTAAAAAAAGATTGGTCGGCCGATATAGGGCTTTATTTAGACGCAAACAGCCCCACTCCTGCAGCATGGTTAAACCCGCCATACAGCAACATTTTACCGTGGATAAATAAAGTAATAGAGCAGCAACATAAAGGCATATTAACCACGCTTTTAGTACCACGCGACAACCGCACCGAGTGGTGGCCAGCCAATAGCGCCAGCAAAATAATAGACATAGTGGGTTATTACGAAGATCAAGGCGTGTACTTACGCGGCCCCAAAAAAGGCCAGCCAAAACGTAAATGGCGCAGTGGCGGTATTCGCTTTATTAACTCGCTCACCGGCAAAGAGCTACCCGCCGAGCTAAACAAACCCATGTGCATTATAGAGTTCAACCCAAACTTAATTGGCCAACCATGCCAATACAGCACCATACCTAAAAACGTATTAATGGCCCTAGGCCAACAAGCACTAGCAAAAAAGAGTAAATAACCATGCAAAAAACACAAGTAACCCACGAAGAACACGCCGCACTAAGCCAATTGCACTTGGTAGATAGCACCGAGAGCGAGGCACATTCAAGCGACACGCTCACCCGTTTTGTAGAGCAATACAACGCCGAGCAAATACAGGCCGAGCAACAAGCGCAAATACACGCGCTATATAAGCAAAACACGCAAGACGAAATAGCCATACTAAAATCAAAATTAGAGGCCGAAAAACGCCTAACAGCTACACAGGATGAAAAACTAACCGAGCAAAGCGACGACTTAAAGCGCGCTGCAGTGGCCGTAGAGAACGGCGTAATAATTGCGCGAAAAGTAACAGCAAAAGACAACGAAATTGTAAGATTGCAAAGCCAGCTTAAAGCAGCACAAAACCAACTTAAAACCGCGCAAGAAAAAGTGCGCGAACTAAGCCAGCTAAACCCCAAAAAGCTAAAAGAGCAAGCAAAACGCCAAGCGGTAGCCAACGAAAAAGCACAAAGCCGCAACAAAAAATTAGAGCTAGAAAAAAAGGAACTTAAAGCCGAAGTAAGCGCATTAAAAGAGCAACGCAACATGGCCGTAAACAAAGTGGCCGAACTAAAGCAAAAACTTGAGCATAACACCGGCGCTGGGGTTTACCACAACGGCGAACACCACCTAATAATATGGCCGCAAAAAACCAAAATGCAGCGCGAGGACGGCACCCAATTTGAAAGCAGATCACTGTTATACCTACACCAAAGCGGGCGCGGCGGGCTAATTACCCACGACCCACAAGACGGCGCACAACTTTGCGCAGCCCCTAAAGGTGGCTTACGCCCAAGTAAAGCCGCCCTCGACTTTGCACAAACTTGGTTAAGCCAGGTAAACGACATACAAAACGGCGTTGTAACCGACGCCGACATGATCCCCGTTAACTTTAACGCCGACCTACAAGCGGCTGAATACGATTAAAGGCCATAAAAATGAAATTATCACTATTATTAACGCTTGCAATAAGTGTCATTTTTTCACCTATTGCAACCAGCAAAGGGGCTGCAACGGCCTCAGCGGCCACAACACCACGCGGCTCTAATCATGTAAATGGGGTGCATTACTATCGCAGTAGCAACCTAACCCCATATTATAAAAAGATGGCTGCAGAGCGTATCTTTTATATTGACGATAAAGCCTTTGCCACGCACAAAAGCCTTGGCACAATAAGTGTAGGAGAGTTAAAAGGTGGCAAGTTATTTACCAGCCATTTTGGCGGGCGCTGGTTTTACATCGATGCGTTTAAGGTGACAAAACCATGAGAATGACATTTAGTGAATTTAATTTAGTACGTAACGCGCGCGGTGCAGATGCCGCTCGTTTTGACATTGTAGATGATGAGGGCGAAAGCTATTGGCTATGGATGAGCAAAACCGACATAAAGCGAAATATTAAAGCATTCCCTGAATGTAAAGCCGAATTGCAAAAAGGGCTTAATCGCTACGGATAAAAAAAGGGGCCGCGTTAGCGACCCCTTATTTAACGTAGATACTTACTTGCCTTTGCGTTTAAATTGCAAAAGTAGTGCGATTAACTGCGCCACCGATACAAGCAAGGTTACAACTAAAATACATAGCTCTAACATCACGTACCCCCTTTTGGAATTGGGGTAACAAGCAAAAGGGATGCGCCATAGATAAACTTGATCACCTTCACTGCTAATCGTCTAAGATTTGCGCGCTTGCACCCAGTTGGGCGCGCCGCTGGTTTCCACACCAGCAACCAAGCTATTAAACTTGCTAAGCATTCTACCCTCCATTAAGGTTTACATGCTTCAAATACAACGTAGCAAGCGCATTAGACCCCTACTTTATAGCTAAATAAAAAGCATAATACAAACTTTATATTGTTGCGCAGCATATTGACGAAGCCGTCATTAAGCGCTATATTCGGAGCGTCTAAGATTTGCGCGCTTATGTGTAAAAACAGAAAAACCCGACTTCCAATCGGGTTTTTTTGTGCCTGTAATAAACCACTCATTGCCTATTTATTATTGTTTTTGCGCTCTATCCGTTCTTGTGTGGCCCAGTGCAATTGGCTAAATTGGCGGTTTGCTTGCATGGCCCGCCAACAATTATAACGACACCATTTTATAACATGTGAATTATTCAATGCCGCGCCTCTTTGCTTCAATATCCATTACACGTTGAAATTCAGCGTTTAAGTGAGCTTGGCAATAGCGAACCCCGTAAACATCGCATGAGGCTGGTTGCTCGCACACGCTACAAATATTAAATAACCACTTGCGTAATTTAGTAAACATACGCCCTCACTTTAATAGTTGATATAAATTGTCGCATTGCTGGCACTTGGCGCGCTTAGCCCCTGATCGGGTTTGTTTAAGTACACCATTACAATTAGGGCATGGCACTTGTGCAACTCGCGCGATCATCGCCTCGTTTATACCTGCGCTGTTATTTTTACGCGGCGGCAGCATACCCAGCGCTTTAAGTATTCGACGGTATTCGGTATTAATCCATTTACCGCCAGGTTCTAAGTGCTGGCCGTCGCCCATCATATCGCCGAGCTTAACAAGCTGGCTATGCAAATGGGCGTTTGTTTTATCGTTCATCAGGTAAAAGCCTTTCACCAATAACCGTTGTTGTATAACTAATAGAATACTCAGGCTCTACGTTATAAGCACCCCCGCAGGTATCGCAGGTTTCTTCACCCTCTGGCACCCCATCGGCCGTGCAAGGCTCATGTTCGGTAGCGCAATGCGGGCATTTTATATTATCTTGAGATTGATATTCCCACTTGTCGTACTCTCCACTGCGCTCAACCGCTTTAGCTACGCGCTTTAATGCGGTTTGTTTTCTTTCGCTAACTAATCGGGTTTGGCAAGCGGCACAACGCCAAGTGTTATTTGAGCAACTCCAAACATGCTGAGTTTGCGCACTGCGAGGTTGCTGGCATGTCACACATTTGTCGTGTTCATCGCATACAATATATTGCGATTGGCTAGGGTCGCAATGGCTACACCCATTTACCCAATACCATTTACTATCAATAAGCTTGGCGTACATTGCTTTATTAGTAGGGTGCTTTAATACTACATCGGCGTTTTCTACGCTTATAAACTCGCGTGTTTTTACCTCCCTAAAAAGCATCGTGCTGCCACTTCGCACTACGTCCATTGCGGGTGTTAATCGGCTATCGTTTATCAAATCCATTTTAAACCCCTTGCCCAAACTCGGTTAAATCTTCAAATTCGTCAAAAATAAAGCTTTCGCGAACCGCCACCACTTTAAGCACAACTTGCATTTCTTGTTGGCCGCACAGTATACGCCCTAAACTTACCTCGTTGTCGGCGTAATCGTGCTCTAGTATTTCAGTTACTAGGCTATCTACATTATCAACCGCTGTTGCGGCCACTTCTTGTGAACCTGTCATAATTGCTCCAAATTGCATTTTACCGTGTAAATAAACAGTAGCAATGAACGGCGCGCATGTAAACACGAATCGTGTTATTTAACTAAAAACATATAAAAAGTATATATTTTAAATATATTAAAAATACCTCTTGTATATCTTTTTTAAATAGCGTACATTTTACCGTGTAAAATAAAGGAGCAATCACATGATCATAGTTTTAGCGCATAACAAAGGCGGGGTGGGTAAAACAACCACCGCTTTAAATTTAACCGAAATATTGGAACCGGACATCGTTATTGATCAAGATGCGCACAGCAACTTGGTTACACTTAACAGCTTTAGAGCCGACAACGAGCAACTAAACGTATTAAGCGGATTAAGCAAAAACGAGTTAATAGCGCAATTGCAGCAAAGCGAGCAAGGTAAATTAATACTGGTAGATTGTGGCGGCTTTGATTCTGAGCTAAACCGAATTGCGGTGGCCCTAAGTGATTTGGTTATTGTGCCTGCTAACGACGACATAACCGAAGTGATTGGCCTTAAAAGCTTTGATGAAACACTAAAGCAAATTAGCCGTGATATGGGCGAACCAGTAAACGGCCGTGTGTTGTTTACTCGCGTACACCCACGCCGCAAAAAGTTTGACGACGTAGAGCAATTTTTAAATAACTCGGCGCATTTATCACGCCTTAACACGACGCTGGCAACGCGTAAAGATTACCCACTAGCCGCCAATGACGGCTACGGTGTAACAGCGCATAAAAAAACAAAATACAGTGATGCAGCGCGCGAAGTAACCGCGCTTTCAAACGAAATTAAAGCATTATTAAATATATAAAGCATATGCAAAATATACATATTAAATACTGGGGTAAGTTATGAGTAAGAGTAAGTTCGATAAATTAAACAACGTAGGTAAAAGCGCCGCTTTGTCTGAACAAAACACAAAGGCGGTTTCAAGCGAATATAAATCAAAACTATTAGGGCGCGTACCTGTCGCCGCGCAAGAAAAACACGCCGAGCTAAAAGCCCAAGGTAAAACCAGTTTAACGTTTAGCGCTTATATTATTGAAGCGTTAATTGAGAAGTTAGAGCGCGACTTGAACAAGTAGCGTAAAAAGTAAAGCCGGTGAACTTCGACCCCCACCGGCTAAATGCAACACTAAAGAGGAAACTTTAAAATGTCACAAGCAAACTATACAGCAATACAAAAAATGCGTCTAATTGATTTACACACCCTACCAAGCGAGCTGCTATTAGCATGGCTGGCTAGTAAACCCGCATGGCTGCAGGCGGCAGTTATTGGCCGCCAAGCGCATTAATATTTTTTTGTAGTATTTGGGCGATTTTCAACGCAGCATGATTGGTTGGTAAATCGCCCTCACTTGCTCTTGCAAGTAACACTGCCAACGAATGGGCGTTCTGTAATGAATCACTAACCTGTGCGTTCTTTTGATTGTCCATAATATATCCTTGATAACTGCATAATGACCAGTCGAAAATTACACATAAAATAACAACAATGCAATAAAAACTTACATTTTGTCAGTTTTTATTCAGGCAAGGTATGTAATTGTAATTAAAGTCGGTTATTATAGCGCCAATATTAATAAGGTATCTGCATGTTTAAAAAGACACTAACACCCGAACAACAAGCCGTACACGACATAATAGAGCGCGTGTGCTGGGCGCAGGGTGTTAAAAACAAAGCAGCACTTGAACGCAAACTCAGACTTAGCGACTCTTTTTGCGCGCAAAAAATAAAGCGCGGCTCAATTCCCTATGCACTACTTGACCAAACAGCCCGCGAAACGCATACAAGCATAGACCACTTATTATATGGCACCCCCATGGCCCAAATAGACCCAAACGACTTATTGTATATAAAGCAAGGTTTAGTAAAAAGCCTGCGCGAACTTAGCGAGCAAGGGTTTATTAATAAGGTAAAATGCTTAGAAGATTTAGAGCAGCTTGCCAAAAAACAAGCCGCAGATATAGAGCACGAACTACTTATACAATGGAATAAAGAGAGTAAAGAGCGCGCCTAGCGCTCTTGGTTAAACTTAGCGTAAATAACTTTATGGTTATTCTTTTTATCGTACTGGTTCATTAACTGGCCTATTGATAAATCCTCAGCAGGCGCTTGTATTTCTGCCGGTGTTATTTTTGGCAAATCCACTTGGTAACGCTGCATTGCCGGAAACTTACCCACGATCAGCGCAATTTCATTTTTAAGCTTTTCGGCTTCATCCATTAGCTGCATCGATTTAGTAAAATCGGTTTCATGCTTAGCATTAATACTTAGCATTATGGCCAGCTCAGATTTATCGCGTATTTGTTTTTTAAAAATACTATTGCGCGATGCAAGCCAGGTACTTGCCAATAACAGCAAAACCAATACCGCTAACGCGGCGTAAATAATATAAATCACGTTTACCCCCTTGGTAACTGCAAACTTAATACACGGCCTGCACGTGTATTCACTAAGCGCGGCAGCAATATAAGCACACCCAGCGCCCCGCTAATGTAAAGCACTGTAAAACTATACAGGTAATGTAGCACTGCAAACCCTTCTTGAATATCCAAAACCACAAATTTAAACCATAAAATAAAATGCGCCAGCGCCAATACTAAGGTTAAGCGCAGCACCACAAAAAACAGCCCGCCGTATTTGTAGCTAAAACGTATATGTAATCTATACACAATGAATATACTTAATATATTAAATGCACATAAACCTAAATAAACGTTTTGCGCTAAATCGCCGCGCTGGGTGTTAGCTAAAAACATTAGGGCGCGTTCCATTAACAATGTGGTAAGCATGTATTTAGACACCACCACCGCTATACATAAAAAATCACTAAACAATTCGCGCTGTCGCATCGCTCTGAATAACGACAAAGCTAACGCCAAAACATAAACCAGCGAAATAAGCACCTGTATAGAAAATACATTATGGTTGGCCGTGGCGACCAAAAGCGAGTTGTAAATATTTGAAAGGGTATTAACCATATTCATTCCTTGAGTAAGGCGTAAGAATACAATTTTGCCCATAAAAAAACCAGCTAATTAGCTGGCTTAATTTTAGGCTTACTTTGGTTTTTTTGGGTTTAAAATAATAATACCGCCTGACCCTTGTATTTTTGGTTTTGGTTTAGGGTTTAAAATAATAATGCCACCCGAGCCTTTTAATTGTTCTGTGCTTACGTTCGCTGGGGTTACGTCTGCTGATAGTGCGCTTACTAATAATAATGAAAGTGTCATTTTTTTGCTCCTTAAAATAGTTAAGTGAGCATTAGCAGGGTTCGTGCCAATATAAACGCCTGAAATAAAACAACACTCTAGGGTAAACCCTAGGGTTTATTAAATTAGCATTGCACAACGCGCAATATGTAAACTTTAGCGATAACAAAACAACTCTAAAGTTTAAGCAGGCACCGTGGCAAAAAATTACGCTTACATACGCATAAGCGATGCGCGCAAACAGCACAGCAAAGGGCAGCGCCATAACATAAGCCAATACGCGCAAAAGCACGGTTTTTTTATATATAAATGGTACGAATATAACTTAAGCGGCGCGAGCACCAATAAAACCCAGCGCGGGCTTATTGATTTAATAGAGCGATTAGCGCCAGGTGATCGGGTATTGGTTAACGATATAGAGCGACTAGGGCGCGACTCTATCAGCGATATTATGGAAGTAACCACCCGCATAATAAACGCAGGGGCCGAACTACACTTTTGCTTAACTGGCGACACCCTCACCCCCAGCCACAAAAACGACGTAGGGCAATTTTTTATTCAAATAGGGCGCGCCTTTGCCGCCCAAGACTTTAGCAAACAGCGCAGCTTAAAAGCCAAAGCGGCCGCCGCTAACCGTAAAGCGAATAATTTACCTGCAGGGCGCGCGCGTGGGGCCATAGTAAAAAGCAGGCTTGATACCAGCGAAAACCAAATATTATTTTGGTTAAGCCAAGACGTATTTAAAAGCGAAATAGCGCGGCGGTTAAATGTAAGCAGTACCGCACTTATAAAATGGCTTGATCGGCGCGACGAGCTAATATGCCAAGCCCGCGAGCGGGGGCTATACGAAAGCGGGCTAAGCATTGGAGAAATAAAACGGCGGTTAAAGGGTAAGGGTTAAAGTGTTTTTGCAAAGCATTCTATTTTAATTTTTAATTCGCTTACGCATGCCTCAGCCTCTTTTTTTAACTCATCAAGTGACGCGGCTGTTATTTTTCTCTCTTTTAAAACTTTTTCACCTATTACCAGCCTAATTGTACCATCCCATACAGGGCTGTGCGGCGTGGGCGGGTAAAAGCGACTAGTGAAACTTATTAACTCACCATCAAAGTCGAGCTTAAAACCACAATCAAACAGCCAGCGCGAATAGTCTGTTTGTTTGTTTTTGTTAGCCACGTTTTGCCACTCTTTGGCGCTTTCCCAGTTTTTTAAATAAAGCTCATCATTTTTATGCATGTGAATGCCCTTATATAAACTATTAGGCCGCGCCTAATGGTTGGTTAATGTTCCCAACTATCCGGAATTTCCGGTTAGTTGCAATTTTACCCGAGTGCAAGCCCTTGCCAGTAAAGGCAATACGCCACCCATGCAAAAAACCCTAGTATAAAAGATAGTGCCATATCTTTTGGTAAATACTTAATGGCATGGTCGTTTATTTTTGTTCTATAGCTACTGCAGCGCCAAACGCACAGCGCAACTAAAAAACCAAATTCGTGATTGTATGCGTAAAAACACCAATCAAGCCACAATATAAAAAAGGGCAAGTTTTGCGGGTCGATATAATCTATTAGCATTTACAGCCTAAATAAGTTAAACCCGCAAGACTTATAAAACGCCACTAACTCTTTGCGGGTATTGCATTTAAAGCGTGGTAAAAAGCCTTGCTGGTATTTTTTACGCGAACCAAATACCCAGTACTGGCCCTTAATCATTTTATGGTACATAGCTAACTCATTTGTATTTCAAACTTAGTTACACCGTGCTTATTTAAAAACGCGGCCATGTTATCTAAACGCCAGGTGCGCAAATCATCGGCGCGGCCATGGCGTACCGTGTACGCAATCGCTTGGCCTGCAATAATGCCGATCACATGGTATTTATTCGTGCCTGCTTGTTGCTGGGCCATCACCTTGTTAAATACTTTTGCTTGCAGTAAGCGTAAAAACTCGCCCTCTTTTACGCGGTTAAATTTAATGTTCATGCTACATATTGCCGTTTTGTGGTGTTTGTTTTGGGTTAATGTCGCTAAGTACAGGCAGCACACCTAAATCAATAATGCTTTTTGCATGCGAATACTTTATTTTTTTGTAGGTAAACCACACTTCGCCGTTTTCTACTTTTATGCGCGGGCCATACGCTGTATTAACCAAGGAGCCATGCGTTAATAGTTTACGATGGTGCTGTAAAAGCGCTTGCGTGGTTAACGCCTGATCACACGCTAAGTCATATTTACATAAGTAGCGTTCTTGCCATTCATGTTCGCCAATTTCAGCAACAACCAATACCAACGCATAACCGACCCCCTTTTTTATTTCTAGCGGGGTCGCGCTTGGCTCATTTGGGTTAAACATATCTAATTGAATTTCAGCCACGATCACCGCCATAACAATTAAGCACATCAAAAATTAAATACTCATTGGGCGGGGTAAAGCGGCCAATGGTGGTGGGTTCGCCTTTATGCTTAATTTGATAGGCAATATCGTGCTCTTGGCGGTGTATCGATGGGCACTCAAGCACCGGTGTTTTTAAGCGAGCCGCGTTTAAGTAATCATTAAATTGCATTTCATTAACGAGTAAAGCCAAGCACCACCCCCGTTTTAATAAGCTCTACACTTTCGCAGCGCACCCACTGCCATTCGTCGGCGGGTATTTGGTCACGTTCAGGAACCAACGCAAATAACCCCTCAGTAAAATTAGAGGCAATCACATAATGTTTAACCCCCTCGTACATTACGTACATGTGCGTGTGGTGTTCCATGGTGTTAAAAATGGCCCTATTCATGCGGCAACCTGTTTTTTAGACGGTATTAAGTTAGCTGTAACAAGGGCCGCCGCTGCAGGTGGGCATACTGCGTTACCACAGCGGGCCACTTGATTTTGCTTAGTGTTCTTTTTGCCCTCGCTATTAAACGCGGTTTGGTAATTAGCAGGAAACCCCATGGCCGCGTACAGCTCGTGCGGTTCAAACATACGCATACCAATATCAACAATTTGGTATTTACTGCCTTTAACCATGACAACACCGTAACGGTCTTTGGTGGTTATAGTGCCTAATGGCTCAAGGGTGCTTTGGGCGCTTGATGTGCCAAAGTATTTAATTAAAAACGTTTGCACCTCGCCTAAGTGGTTGCCACCGGCTGAAATAGTATGTAAGGGCTCGTTTGTTTTATGGCCGGTATTAGTGCCGCGTAACTTTATTATATGGCTGGTTACTAGTGAAATATCACACTGATTAGAGGCGTTAGCATGTTCGGTTATAAATGGGGCGACTTTTTCGCGAGGCACTATAAACGGATCAGGGTCGTTAATTATGTATTTTTCAATCCCTTTAGCAATGCGGATCATGGTCTTTTCAGCTAGCGGGCGGGCACGGTTAAAAATAGATTTAACAGGTATTGACCAGTCGATAACATCAGCAGCGGTTTTTATTTTTTCTAAACCTTGCGAAATATCGCCATGGGTAGGGGCGGGCCATTGCACCGGCTGCCCATCATTACGGGCAACAATAAATAAACGCTCGCGGCTGGTTGGTACACCATAATCAGACATTTTAAGCAGCTTGTGCTCTACACAATAACCCAGCCCCTTAAATAGTTTTAACTTTGCGGTTATATCAAACTCAATATTTAAAGCGCGCACCGCCTCTTGCCAAGTTGGGTGCGTTGGTTTTAGCCCCGTGGTTAAAGCTTTTATAAAGCCGTCGAACGTTTCGCCTTTACGGGTTGGGCATGGCCGTGGTTGATCGTTCATATACACCACCGGCCCCCACGATAAAAATTCACTTACGTTTTCAAGCATTAAAATACGCACCGGCACCGACATAGCCCAGCGAACCGCCACCCATGCAAGGCCGCGTATTTGTTTATTTACTGGGGTTGCGCCTTTGGCGCGGCTAAAGTGCTTACAGTCGGGGCTTAACCATGCAATGCCAACGGGGCGGCCTGCGCAGGCATTAACCGGATCAACATCCCATACCGATTCGCAATAATGCTTGGTGTTTGGGTGGTTAACCTTGTGCATATCTATTGCGGCGGGGTCGTGGTTTATGGCTATATCAACACTTTTACCTAATGCCATTTCAAGGCCGGTACTTGCGCCGCCGCCACCGGCGAAATTATCAACGCTTATCTCATTTTTATTTAACATGCTTGCCCTTGTGATTTACCGTGTAAAAACATTATTACTGATAAAAATTACCGTGTAAACACAAATTATGTTATTTTGATTGCCGTGTAAAATTAGCATAGGATCACACCACGTTGAACAGCACAGCAAACAACCACGCTATGAGCAAAACAAAGCAAGAACAACAAGCCTTAACGGCGCAATCGCGCAAACAGCACCACCAAAAACAATTGGCTAACAAAGTGCGGGTTGATGCGTATATCACGCCCGAATCAAAAGCGGCGCTTAAGCAAATAAAAGCGCAATTTGGGGAGGTTAAAAACGAAGGGCAAGCCATAGATAAAGCAATTTTACTGGCCAGTGAGGCACTTAAAAACGCTGAATAAGCAAAAAGAATATACATTAAATATATATTAAATATACTTTATATATTTATTAAATACGCTTTATATACCCCGCCTTGTGCGGGGTTTTTATTGGCTAAAATTAAGGTATGATTATTTTTGCTATTTATTTAACAAAAAAGGTACAGGTATGTTTAAAACACTATTAACAGTGACGGTTATTGCACTTGGTTTAAGTGGGTGTGCAAAGTCGAGTTATACGGTAGGGAATAATTTTGCCACTGAAAATATAAAGCAAATTACTAAAGGCGAAACAACCGCCGAGCAATTAACGGCATTATTTGGGCAGCCTTATTCAAAGTATGTATTAAGCAAAAACCAAACAAAATGGATGTATATTTATAACGAGGGCACAGCTAAAGCGCAGTCTTATTTATTTACCGCTAAAATAGAATCAAGCGGTACACAAAAAGTATTAGATGTATTGCTAACTGACGATGTTGTTACAAATTACACCTTTACCGAGGGCGCTATGCCAGGCATTAACGTTAATTAAATTAATTAATAAAACAAAAACCCCGCACTTAAGCGGGGTTTTTTATTGTCTTAAATATGTTTGCTTGGCTCTGTTAGCGCGTTTATTTGTTTAAACATCATATTGTATTGCTGTAATAAACCCAATAGGCCGTCTAGGTCTTTAGCGGCGGTACGTACATTATTAACCAGTACCGGTTTATTTTGCGCCTCGGCTTGCATAAGCTGGTTAAGCAGTGCGGCCATTGGGGTTGGCAATAGCGTATCGCCATAATTAAATGCACTTACTTGGTTTGCTTTTATAACGCTTGATTTTGGCAAATCAATTGTTAGCGCGTCGTATTGCGGGGCAGCTAACTTAAATTGATCAACAATCGCTAACGCCTGGTTAAATAGGTGGGCGGGTATTTGCTCGTATTTGTTTACGTTAAAGTGGCTTTTTAATTTATTGTATAGCGTGTTGTATAAACTTTGGTGCAGTTCGCGCGGCTGGCTGTGTACCAATGTACTAATTTTGGTTTGTATTTGGCGTTGTTGGGCGTGGGTTAATGTACCGTATTGTAATTCGCTTAGCTTATCGGCCATGGCATTAAAAGCGTTTATGTAGGCCTCTTTTATTTGCGCGGCTTTCTTACCAGTAAAGCCCATAACCAAAAACATAAAGCCGTCTTTTGTAATGTGCCAAACCGTGTATATTTCGCCGTTTTGTTCGTTCTTGTGGGGGTGTGCCGAAAAGTTGGCAGACCTAAATGCCTTGCTGCACTCTAAGTTTTTTATTTTTTCGATAACATGTGAGTGGCGTTTTTGAAATGCCTCAGAGATTTTTAAAGACGTAGTTACAAGCTTTGTATCAGTTGCAGTGATCGCGTGATTTGGGATTAGTTGAATAGACATACTTTTACCTTTTTCTTAAATGTTTTTAAGCCACGCAAAAGTACTAAATTTTGGGTGGCAAGCTAAAGCGAGGTTAGTACAACCGCGATAAAGGTAAAACGGCCCACCGAAGTGGCCCCGCCCAGCTTGCCATAATATATGGAAGTGCTAAACAGCAGGCATTAAAAAACCAGCGAATAAGCTGGTGACAATGCCACCTTTATCATGCGGGGTACTAATCCCGACACTGGATTTTGCCAGTGCCTTTTTAATATATCGCTGAAAAAGGGCGCTTGTCAATTTTGTTTTATTGCTCCTTATAAAAATCATCTATGGCTTGTTTGTAACTGGCGGCCAGTTCTTGCGCGGCGGTGTCGTCGCTTTCGCTGATTGACTCGAACGCAGCAGATAAATTTAGCAGCACGTAGGTTTCATTTAAGTTTGAGATATTAAATGCGGCTATAGGATCGGCCACGTTGTTAGGAACGCCCAACGCAACTAAGGCAGAGCGCGCCGCATCGCCAAGTTTATTGTGCGCTGTTATTTGCTGGGTAAGTGTATTAACTAAAAAGTACATAAAAGCCTCGCGCGGGGGCCGTGGCCCCCAGTGGTTAATTATTTAATTTCTTCGGTGTGCTCAATGTTAAACACATATAAGGCTTTTAATACCTTTTTGGTATCTTCAACACCTGATTTAGTTGTGATTTTTTTATCGCACACCATAAATATTTTACAGCCTTTTGCGCCTTTAGACACCTTGCGGCCTGCTTCATTCCATTGTTTAAAGCCTGCCCATGCATCGCTTTTAAGGTTGTAAGCCTCTTTGTGCTGTTCAAGGTTGGTTTGATTGTTAACTGAGTAAACCGATTGAGTGATTTTATTGAAGTTTTGCATTTTTACACCTTACTGTATGGTTTGAGCCATTCCCAAACCGCAAAGCCAGTATAGGTTTTTATTTTTACCGTGTAAACACAAATCGTGTTATTTTAGTAAAATAATATATAAAAAGTATATGTATTTTATATTCTTTATATATTTAACTGCCTTTTATTAAGCGGCTAGCCAGGTGCTTAAGTATGTATCCAATAGTTATGCCCGTTATTCACAAGGTATTTATAAGTATTTATATATTTATTATTTTATATTTATAGGCCGCGTACAGCCCTTACAGGCCGTGGGCTGTAGCGCCTTGCTATGGCTTTTAGGCTAACTCATTATGGCTTTTAGGCTAACTCACTATGGCTTTTAGGCTAACTCACTATGGCTTTTAGACTAACTCACTATGGCTTTTAGGCTAACTCATTTTAACTTTACTCACAGGGGGTTTATTTGTATTGTGGCTAAAAATAAAAAGGCCATAGCAATGACTGAGATTAAAACAAAAAAAGATAATAACCAGCTAATAGTTCAATCAAACGAAGTAACCGAGGCCGCCTATCACCTGTCAATTAAAGCAAAGCGTGTTTTATGGCTTTGTTTGGCGCAGGCTTACCAAAGCGATAGCGCCAAAGAGGGTACGTTTTTTATTAGCGTACACGATTATCAGCATTATTTTGAAGTGGGCAAGGTTACGGCATCAAAAGACGTTAAATTAGGCGTAGACGAGCTGCTGCGCAACTATGTTACCTTTTACCCAACATCGGGCGATTATGAGGAAATATCGCGCCCATGGCTCTTAGAGCAAGCGCGAAAAGTTGAGCGGGGCATATTTAAGTTAGAATTTAACCCCCGTTTAGTGCCTTATGTAACGGGCCTGTCTGAAAAGTTTACGCAATTTTATTTGCAGCACTGCGGCAAATTAAATAACTCGCGCACAATTAGACTTTACGAAAGCTTATGCCAGTGGCGCAATACAGGCGTTTGGCGTGTTGATGTGGCTTGGCTTATAGAACGTTATGATCTACCAGCAACGCAGGCGGCCAATTATGCAGAGCTTAAGCGTAAGTTTTTAATTCCCGCCGTAGCGCGTATTAATGATAAAACCCCGATAAATGTAACGTTTAAAGAGATTACAGGGGTGGGCAATAAAGTAACCGCCATATTGTTTAACATGACAGATAGCGCAGCAAGTTAACGTACTATGGCTTTTAGACTAACTCAATGTGCTTTCCCGTTTACACTACACCCAATAAAACACCCTACTATGGCTTTTAGACTAACTTAAGGCATAACTTAATATAGGCCCATAGCTTAACCGGCTAAACGTTTACGGCCCGCTGATATATTCGTAATCGGTGGGCGTAAACGGGAAGGTTCCCGCGCGCACTACACCCAACAAAAAACCTTACTATGGCTTTTAGACTAACTTAAGGTAATTCCCATAGCTTAACCGGCTAATCTTTTAGGGCCGCTGATTTATTCGTAATTGGTGGGCGTAAACGGGAAGGTTCCCGTTCACACTACACCCAATAAAACCCCGCACTATGGCTTTTAGACTAACTTAATTAGTTTATTTTAGTTGTGACCCGTCACGCTTTTATTAAGTATCGGACTTAGGCGCGCACTGGGCGTTGTTTAGCAGAGGGGTTAAGTGTTATGCACTCAATGCGCTTGCGCATGATAAACCCAACCCATGTAATTGATGGCCACATTGTTAACGGGCGTATAATGCTTATTAAGGCACGGAATTTGATTGCCCCCTTGATAAACCAAAAAATGCCACCGTGTTTACGGCTTTGATAATGCGTATTTGCAATACAGCGTTAAAGCTGGGCAACAAAGCCCCCGTAACGCAGTTACGAAGTGGGGCGCAGCATTAAACCTAATACCGCCATGGGCGTAGCCCGTCGAGGCGGATTGCCTTATACACAGCTTGCTGTGCGTATAAGTTATTTAGCTGTTATTAAAGGTAAGATAATTTTGCACTTTAAAGTGAGCAAATAGCACATGTAACTAAATTAGCCTTGCACTTTATATGTATAAGTAAGGTATGGGCCTTTAAATTGACATAAAGTGGCACCTAAATTGGGGGTGTTTAATACGTGTAGCGGGGTTGTCTTAGCAAAATGGGCGAGGGTGGGGCTAAAATTAAACGTAAGCCACGCAAAAAGCCACGCTTAGGCGTGGTTGTAAATAAAGGGGTGGTTAGTGTGGTGGGGCGCTTGGCTCGTACTGCGCAATGGCGCGTAACTGGGCTAGCTCTTGATTTACTAAGCCTTTAAATACTTCAAGGCTCATTAAGCTGGCGGCGGCACCTAAGCGGCTTAATACACGCTGCTGTGCAATGTGGCGTTGTTGCTCGGGGGTTTTGGGATTAATGGCGCGTTTAACTTTTGTTATAGCGCGTTTTTCTTTTATGCGATCAAATACTTTGCGGTAATGCGCCAGGCGTTGACGTTCTTTAATTTCGGCCACGCTCATAACGCCCAATTGCTCGGGGGTTAAACCGCTGTTAATACCTTTCTTGCGTAAGTATTTTAAGCGCGCATCGCGTTGGCGGGCTACACGTTCGGGGGTAATGCCCAGCGCTTTAAAAAACAGCTCGGTTACTTCAAAGTATTTATCAACCCACTGGCCCGCGTGTTTATCCCATACTTGCCATTCTTTATGGGCCACGATCCACCCGAGATCGACCATATCTTTAAACGCACGGCTCGCGCGGCTAATACTCGGTTTAGGGGCGTAGCTTTTATCAAGCTTGGCTTTGTTTTGCTCTGTTTGGCTTATAGTGCTTAGCCCGCAAACATCGGCGGCATTACGCAGGCTTATTTGTACTTGGTGAGTAACTACGTTTACATGCTCACAAAATACCGTGGCTAAGGCGCGCATGGCTTTTTCGCGGTCGGGGTAATACACTTTTTTGCGGTTAGTGGTGGGGCGCATATAAACGGCGGCGTCTGATTTAACGATGTTTATTTTTTGCGACTTTTCGACCAGATCACGTACAAACGCTAAACGCTTGGTGTGGGTTTTGGGTACGGTATAGGCAGGGTTCGCGTTTTTAACGCGGTTGCAATGGGTTAATGATGTGTTGTTATTATCTGTTTGCATTTATGTCTACTTGTGTTTAATACGCTTTGGGCATAAAATAAAAGCTCGTTTGAGCTATTACTTGTGTGCTTAAGCGCAAAACGGGCGCGCTGCAAGCGCCCGTTTTACCTTTCCTTCCAGCAATGCTTATACAAACACGCCGATTAATCATTAAATCTAATATAACACGTTTTGTGTTATGCTCAAGTTAAAGATCACGGCTGCTGTTTGAGTGCTGCTTTTTTAACCTTGGTTATTCCGTCCAAAACTCTGCTTGTTTAGCCCCAGCCAAACGCAGTGCTAAGGCTAATTGCTCCTTGGTTACGGTGGCCTTTTCGTTATTAGCCAACACCCACTGTATGGTTTCACCGTCTTGCATTGAAAACGAGGCGCGCCCCATTCGGCTTTGGCTCGCTTCATCACCATCAAATACCATGCCGTCTACTTCTACGGTTAAGGTGTCTAATAGCTTTTGACGATTTAATTTAAAAATGGTGCGCGCGTAAGGGGCGAGTACGTCCTCAACGGTTTTTACGGTCGGTTGTTCTGGCTCTGTTGGTAATGGCTTAGGTTCCGCCTCAATCAATGTGCCATCTTCGTGGGCCACGGGTTCAGGTAGGTTTGCGTTGTATTGCTCTGCTTCATACTTAGCCACCAAGTAATCGTAATAGCTTTGCGCCCAATCCCACTGTTCGCCTAAGCTCGTTAACTCAGCAAATTTATTAATCACTTCTACCGGTTTATTGAGCGCAATTAAGCGCTCAATATCCTGTGTTGTTTTAGTTGCTGGGCGTGGTCTTAGCTGTGGCAGACCTTGCTCGTTTAAAACTGGCTCGTTGTTTTCGTCAAGGACTATAAAGTTTAAAAAATTACTGTTCATGGCGTAAAAATCCTAATGGTTCTGAAAGTATGTGTGTTCCAATTTTTACTGTATTCCCATTATCATCTAATGAGAACTTTTCGTTATCTACAAAAGGTATCACTCCATCATCACCAGTCCAATCGGTTAGATACTTCAACTCTGAAAAGCTATAAGCAATATTTGCGAGCTGCTCATTTTCATTTACCGCATATGACAAGGCTTTAATAGCTCGATTGCTTAAAGTCACATCGTCTGGAGCGCCTAAATCAATCATGTTATGTGTAACTTTACCGTAGGAATTAGAGTAACCCAGCTTTCCTTCAACCAAGCTATTAGTCGTATTAACAGTGTAATTCCCCGACACCTTTCTGTATTCTTCGGGATTACCAATCATGACCCTTTTACTTAGTGAGTACGCCAGGTCACACCCATGCTTGTTGGCATTAGCTCGCGTAGCAAACACTGAAAAAACACCATCCAAACCTGAAAAAACCGGTAGCACCTTACTAGGCTTAGTTAATTTCGCTGACGTGTAATATTCTATCAGCGTTATACTCCCTACCTTGTTACTGGCGCTTGAGAGTAATGTTCTAGTGTTATCTATCGGGTATAAAGAATAACTCCAATCCCTGCCTGAACCGCTTTCTGAATATAAACGATAACTAGAGCTTGATGCTGGGGCTCTTGTCAGTTTAAATACATTGTCGTTACTAATGTCGTTAGGGGTGTTTTTAATAATCCCCCCAATCCAACCCAGACTGAAAACGCTATCTGAAAGTAATACTTCGTGAGAGCCAATTACATCTAAGTGCATATACACGCCAGAAACGCGATTTTGCGTTTTCTTTTGAATAAATAAGCCTTGCGCGGTATCCCCAGAGGTTACGCCATCTTCTGAGGCTTGCTTGCTTACAATAACAAAATCATCGGTAGTCGGAGATTTATACAGCGCTTCTACATCGTAATATTTGTTATTAAAGATAACGACACCAAATAAATTAGAACTCTGCTCACTAACCCCTAAGTTATCTAGCTCTAAATCGTCTTTCCATCCCGTAACCTTGAAAGCATCCCCCGACTTAAAATAAATCGTTGAGGCCGCAACATTTGCGGGTCTGGTATGGGTTAGAAATTCGGTGCCACGATGTTTACCATTTTTTACTTTTTGGTCATAGGCTTTAAGATCTTGTGTAGTTAGTCCTCTTGACAAATAGCGCATATCTTTACCGACACCACCAAAGCCAGAGGGTCTAATAGAATCACAGAAACCACCATCGGATCGGGCCGTAGAGTTATCTTCTCTTTGGGTTATTGATCCACCCCAATCAGAGGGGCCAACCTGACTGCTTGAAGATTGGAAACAGCGCAGTTTTGAGTCGATTCGACCAACATTGTTTTCGTATGATCGCCATGAAGATACGTTGGAAATAACATTAGAGTCGTAGCGCCAAGGAAAGGTGCCAAACGGGTTATGTATGGGGTGAAATCCTCCACTATTTAGTCTTGTTAAGGTTCCGCCCACCATAAAGTGGCATTCGCCATCCACACCATAATATTCACCTTCAGGGCTTCCACCTGTGGCTGAGGCATTGGTTCTTATAGCTGAAAAAAGGCCTTTAGCTCTCCCTTTTATCGAGGTGGTTGGGTACTCTGTACTTTGATGACCAACAAACCAGCCATAGATAGGGGAGTTCCAGTAGCCAAATGCTGAGGGTATTTCACTTTGGTGGCCTTGGGGTTTAATACGAGATTGAACGTCATACCTTAAAGCCGTGGGATCTTCTGAGTTTATGGCCTCCCACGATTCATTTCCTCTACCAGCGAAAGAACGCCCTCTGTAACACCATTGATAAAACGCTCCGCTGTCATCATCAAAGAAAATTTTATTATCTGGGTTGCTGGCATGTTTAATCTTATTTTTCTCACTGGCGGTGTACCAGTTAATACCTTTTCTTGAAATGTTAGTATCACCATCAAACCACGCAAAATAACTAACGGGTCTAAAGGTGTCATTAACGGTTTCCTCACCATCCATTGTCAAAGAGCCGTTTTGAATTAAACCATCAGGATAAACAAATGGATCATCCTCCGTTATCTTCCTTAGAAAAACCTCCCCGCCCCAAATATCTTCTCTATCTGTTCGAACTTTATTTGTCTCTGTTTCTGAGGCAAAAGCGATATCGGGCGTTTGGTGGGTGACTATTGTGCCTGTGTTGCTGTCATAGGTTGTTTTCCCATCATCAGCCGGTGGTAATCGTATTTGAGCGTGGCGGCTTTCGGTTGATAAAAATCGTAAGTTAAAAATAATACCATCAAAAATAGCTACAGCATGTTCAGAATTTGAACTCCCTACAACATTTTCATCACTTCTATTCCAACCTAATCGCAATAAGTTTGCTTGAGACCCATAAGTCCATAACCCTTCATTAATAGGTGAGCCGTAAAAGTAAGTTCCTTTGTCTCTTGATAAGCCGTAGTTAATAAAGCCACTAAAAGGGTAAGCTAAGCGGTTGGCTGCGCGTATTGCTTCAAACTCACCTTTACGCATTGCCCATGGGTAAGGGTGGTAAGCGTCTAGTTGAGCTTGAGCTTCACTTTCAATTTGCTTGAGTGTTTTTACCGTGGTGGTTGTGCCATCAATATTTACAAACGTTACGGTGCCGGTTTTTGTTTGCCAGTCTTGCATGGCCACAAAGTTATCATTCACCAATAAATTAGCATTTTTTAGGGCATCGGCCACGGCTTTGTATTCGGCTGTGCTAGGTAACACAATGGCGGGCTGGTTGTTCTTGTTGCCTTGGCCCCAGTTTTTGGTTAACTCAATAACGTGTTGACCGTTATCATTAATATAGGTGCGATTAATAGCTACAGGGTCACTGCCTGTAACAAATAAAAAGTCACCTTGGCGTACGTTCTCAGGGCTTTCGCCACTGTTTATAACAACGGCTTTAAACCCGTTAGCTATCGTGATTTGTGAGGCAGAATACTCAGCCATAATTAATCCTCTTGTGAAATAATTGAAAGTTTTTGTGAAGGGTTTTGCCATGAGCCGTAAATATTTACGCCTGACCGGCTTGTTATTGCGAGCTTGTACGTTCTGTCTGTCGCGGTTCGCTTATTGTCTGTATAGGTAAAAGACCCTGACGCCGATTGCGTTAGTAACCAATGGTATGAGTCGGATTCACGATCATAGTCATTGGTTACAATTGTACCCGCGCCGTGGTAGGTTTGCGTTTGGCGTACTACCCATGAGCCATTTACTAACTCTGATAGCTGTATGGTGTATACAGGATCGCTGGGCTTTCCTGCAGGGTTTGTGCTTGTACCCGAGGCCATCGAGTTAAGCTGCAATGAACACACAATATTAATTACGCCACCATTTGAGCCAAATGGGCCAATTTCGACAAAGGCATCGGCTGATAAGTCGGTGGTTGTAAGCGCGGTGCTGTATGTACCGGCCACAATAGAGCCACCAAAGTAACCGTTGCCACCCGTGTCTTTCCATTCGAGGGCATTGGCTTTTGTTAGGGCAGCTAAGTTAGGCAAACCATTGCTTAGTATCTTAGGGCCATACCAATACCAAACATTATCTGGCCCAAAACCAGGTGCATACTCTATTTTCATAAAGCTATCACCTATCAGGTCAATACGAGGTGAAGATATACGTGTACCGGCACGTATCGCCTTAGCATCGAGCGTATCGTCAATCAGTGCGCTACCGTGAACGTGTAGCACATAGGATTGCCAACTACTGCCGGTATAGCGCTTAGTTGTTTGCACCGCTGGGTCACTGGCTTTATAAATGGTTACACGGTCATGTATAACCGGCGCACTGGGCAGGGAGTTATTCGCCGTTGAGTCATACCAAACGCCGGTACTTGTGGCCACTTCAATTTGTACCGAGCCACGGCTACCATCTTGGCCATTCTGGCCGTTCTGGCCATCTTTGCCGTCTTTGCCATCTTGCCCGTTCTGACCGTCTTTACCGTCTTCACCGTCTTTAGGAATGCGACCCATTAACAAGCCAAGACTCATTTCTTCGCCGTCAATTACCTCAAGGCGTGGCCTACAAAACATGGCGTAACTATCGTTCTTGGCATAAAACCTAAACGCGCGGTGAATTTGGGTTGTGGCCCCTTCCTTCTGCTTAAACTCAGGTGAGGTAATGACTTTTTCACCCGTTTCAGGGTCATATATTCCCGATATGCCCGAGGTAAGTTCATTTGATTTATTGCTGCTATGCAAAATACCTACAACTAAATACCACTTTTGTTTTATAGGTAGATTACCTGTAAAAAAGTACGGGTTATTATTGTCGGTATTGTCCAAATTTTTGCAGGGTGCACACCCTAAGTAAAGGGTGTGGTCTTCGCCTTGTTCTTCACGCATCCAAACGCTGTAGCGATAAGATAATGTGGGGTCTGTGTCGGTAACTGTAACGTCCCAACCACCGGCGGCTCCCTCGGGGTTAGCTAGTTCACTTATCCAAATAGCTTCATAGGTATCTTGGGGGCCAAGCCCTGAAATTACTTTATTATGCTCAGCTGTACCCTTTTTAGAAAATACACCTTGAGAGCCTGATCTTCCTGTTACCCAATGGCCGTGTGGGCGAATTAAATTAGTGTAGGCGGATTCTCCCGTATCCCCTTTAATAATATACTCAGCGGGTTTACTCCAACCGGATTTGACCCACGCCGTACCTACGTTTATATACACGGCTTTAGAAACGTAAGTTATTTTACCTTCTTCAAAATAGGGCGAATCTTTATAACCGTTAGGAATAATTTCATTCGTGCCATCAAAACTGCCGCCTGTTGGGGTTTGTGGTGTGGTTGTACCCGTTGTAAAAATAAAGCTGTTATAACTACCATCATTACCATCAAAGTAATCAGTTCCCTTAACGGGGGTGTACCCGTCTTCACCATCCTTGACCACAATACTATTACCACTGCCATCAGTAATGGTGTGAGTACCGTTGCCATTATCTGTTACCGTTGGTATTGGCGCGTTTTCACCATCACGAATAGTTACCGTTTCCGACCCGTTACTTATGGTGTATGACCCGTCGGGGTTTGTTGTAATCGTGGGTGTTACCCCATCAGCACCATCAGCACCATCTTTGGCGCGGATATCCGCCTCACTTTCTACGGCGTAATTATCCCCTAGTATCATTTTGCCTTTAAAGATATGCACAGGGTTTGCGGGGTCTGTGTTATCAATATATGACGTAGGCACAAACGTGTTGCCTACCATCACGCCTTGGCGGATCACATCCCCTACCAAGTCAAGGTTGCCCGTTTCGCCATCGTTATAGCCAACAACGCCCACGGCGCGACCATTGTTGTCTAATTGCCACCCGCCACGGGCCACTAACTCACCGTTTACCTTTTTAAAGACTTGTTTTAACTCTTTAATGCTGGCAGTGCTTTCCCCATCACTAATTTGTAAGTTAGAAATGTACTCAGCTAATGGGCCTTGAACCCAAGACCCCCCTTGATCAACACAGACTACAGCATCATTTTCGCTGGTAATGTTGCCCTCAGCATCAACACAGTAGCCAACGGCGGTGCGGGTGTATTCTTGCGCGGTGGCTATAGCTTCATTTTTTGCTTGGTCGGTGTCGTTTTCAATCTTACTGGTTAAGGTTTGCGAAAGTGTTGTGAATGCCTGATTTTGACTTGCAAAGGTTTCAGCGACTTCATCAAAGCTACTAATAGTATCGGCCACAAACGATTCAAACTCTTGATCGCGTACTGTATTAGCTTCATCAATAGTGGCAATGGCTGTGGTTACGTCACTAAATCGGGCGGTTACAGTGTCAAAGGTGGCAAGGTAGCGTTCATCACGCACCACAGCGGCTTGCTTTTCGTTAGCCACAATTTGATTTAGTACGGTTATTTGGCCGCTGGCCTGTTCAAAAATCGCCGCTAATTCTAGTGCTTGGCTAGCTACAGATTCTATTTCATCCGTTTGCGCTTTTAGCTCGGTTTGAGCCACGGCCAGTTTGGCACCTTCTTTTGTCAGCTCATTATTTTTTAGTAACTGGTTTACCGAGTTGATTACATCGTTTAGATTTTTATTCTCAAGGTCTAACTCTAAGCCTTGAACCTGCACAATGTTACTGCTTATGGTGCCGTTGATCGCATCAAGCGTTTGTTCTACATTGGCAAACTTAGCATTTACGCTGCCCTCAGCCGCATTAAATACCGTGATTTGCTCTTTAATGTAACCCTCAGCGGCGTTTATAAACTGCTGGGCATTGTTGGCTTTTTCCAGTGTGTCGTTCTGGTTAAACTCCTGCAACGTGGCCGTTATGCTATAGGTGCTGTTGAACGTATCAATTAACTGACTAACGTTACTTTGCGTTTGGTAGCCCTGCTCATTTACATACGCGGCACTTAACTCTACGGCTTTTTGTACTGAAGGTAAATTAACCCACGTGTGGCCATCCAGTTCACATTGCGCGGCATCGTTCTGATCAACTATTTCACCGTTGGCATCAACACAATAGCCCGTTGTTGCACGGGTGTACTCGTTGGCCATAGCCAACATGGCTATATCTTGCGCTTGGAACTCAACACGTAATTGTGAACCTTGGCTCGCACGGGCTTGCTGTTCGTTTACTATCGCTTCGTCTAGGCTTACTAAGTCAGATTCGGCCTCACCCATGCGTACTGATAATTGTTGACGAGCCGTGGCTTCGTTTTCAATATCATCGGCATTGGCTTGTATAAGCTGCTCGGCATGTGCAATCGAGTCGTTTATACCATCGGGTGTATTAACAAACTGGGTGATCAGGTCGGTAATGGTGCCATCGGCGGCACTTATCCATTGCTGTGCACTTTTAGCGGCTTCAATCGTACCGTTACTGTCTAACTCCTGTAGCGTGGCCGTAATACCATACTCGCCATCAAAGGTGCTTATAAACTGCTGTACGTTGGCCGCTGTCTGGTAGCCTTGGTTATTAACGAACACCGTGGTGTAATCATTAATTAACTGCACCAAAGGGCCATCTACCCATTCATGCCCTGCCGCAATACACGCGATGGCATCTGGCTCGTCTACCGTGTTGCCATTTTCATCAATACAATAACCAACTACAGCTTTTAAACGCTCATTAGCTTGCGCTACAGCGTGAGTGCTTTGCGTGGTTATTTCAGCTTTTAGTTCGCGTTCTGCAATGGTTCTGGCTGTTTTTTCATTTGCAAACGCTTGGTTCAAGCTCGTTAGGTACGCGGCGTTTTGACCTTGCAGTGCCATTAGTTCAAGGGTTTGGCTTGCTACGTTTTCAACATCATTACTTATTGCTGTTAAACGCTCTTGCGCCGTGGCTATTTTTACACCTTGCACGGCTAAATCTTGCTCAAGCAATAAGTCATTGTACGCGGCTAACACGCCAGCAATGCCTTGGTCGCTAACATCACGCGCTAAACCTTGCACTTGCGTAACACTTGAGGTTATTTGACCCGCTACAGCGTCTAGCGATTGCTCGGCATGGCTCAAACGCTGGTTAACACCCTCGTCACTGTTTAAAATGCTGCTTACCTGGTCACGTATTGTGGCCTCTGCGCCATCAATCCATGTTTGTGCGGCATTAGCTTTAATAATGACTTGTTGGTCGTTAAGCTCTTGTAGCGTGGCTGCTATGCTGTATGTGCTATTGAATGTATCAATTAACGTTTGAACGTTACTTTGTGTTTGATAGCCAAGCGCTGTTACCCAATTTGTGGTGGCGTATTGGGCCATAATACCCGTGGCCGCGTTTATGTCTTGTTCAAGCTCAGTGGTTCGGGCTGTAATGTCGGCAAGTGCTAAATCATTAGCGCCACGCTTACCCACTTGGATAAAATCTATATCACACGCACCAAGATCAAACTCTAAGCTGATAATTGTGCCGGTATAATCTTGCGTACCCGTAGCATCAACGTTTAAGTTTTCCCACTCATTTGTGGTCGGCTCTGGTAAGTTAATGGTTGAATTGCCACCATTGAAATAGATTTTACCTAGCCACTGCGCGCCCGCATGCTTACGAACCCGCAAACGAAACATTGGATTTTCATCGGCATCATAATTGATTGCTGGGCTAGTGATTTTGCTTGTGGCCACAATGTAACCGGTGGCGTGGTGGCTTTGTGGGTTAAATCCTTCATCACCACTATTAAACTGCCAGTTGTAAGCGGGTTGTAACGCGGCCAATGCACCGGCTATTTGCGAGTCTACTTGTTCGAAGGTGGCTTTTTGGTTTATTTGCGCCGCTTGAACAACTAATTGCGCCTCGGCTTTTGAGATACGGGTTTGTGAACTGGCTAACTCTTGCGCGTTTAACGTGATTTTACTACTTAACCCATCAACCATTAAAGAGGCCGATCTAAATGCTTCATCGGTGTAAGCGTGAGCGCGGTTAACAATAGTGCCGGTATCTTTATCAATATACACGGCCGCATCAATTAAACGTTCACCCGTTGCGACTCTACGTTCATACTCTTGACGCCAATTAGTATAGCTGGCAGCGGTGTTTAAAATGCTAAGCTCAATGTTACGAATGGCCAGGCGTTCTTTTTCAATAGCTAAGTTATTTAGCTTGATTAATGAAGGTAAACCCGTTTCATTTTGTGGGTCTAACACCTCAGTAATGCGCTCTAAATTGGTTATTTGAGAGTTTGATTGTGCAAGCTGGGCTTGTAGGTTGTTAGGGTTTTCTGAATCTATAACCTCAACAATATTGGCTAACCGATCAATTTTAAACGGTAGGCCATTAGGGTTTTCTGAATCTATAATCTCAACCTTGCTATTTAAACCCGTGAGGGCATCAATATTTTTTGCAATTAGGCTCGGCAAGTTGTTTTCAGTTTCAGGGCGTAGGCGGTCTACTTGCGTGTTTATATCTTCTATTAGGGTTTGTGCATCTTCGCTTAGCTTTTTAAGCGGTATATCGTCAATATAATCAAGCAAATCAGATAATGACGTTTTAACGGCCACGCTTACCCAAGGGCTCACACCTGACAAGTTTTTAGTGCGTACTTTAAAGCTGTATTCGGTATCGGGCACAAGGCCGGTGTAAATATAGTTATAGCCGCTTGCGGTGTTTGGGTTGGCGTTTGGCTCGGCTGTTTGGCCTAAAAACTGCCATTCAAACGTGGTGCCTAAGCTTGCGCCTGTTACATTGGCACTTAATGTAATGGTGTTATAGGTAACGGCGTCTATGCTTACGATTGGCTCGGCCGGTAGGGCCACACTAAAGCCAAACGATACCCACTCACTACGAAAGCCAATTTTAGAGGCGGCGCGCACGTCCATTTCGTAATTACCGGCATCAAGGGAGGTGATCACAAACGCGGGTGTAACGCTGGTTGTGCTGAGTATGAGCGCGTTATTTTTGTATATTTGTATATCAAAGTGGCTGTAATCTGACTCCCACGCAATTTGCACATTACCGTCGTTTAATAACGTGCTGCTAAAATTAGCCGGTGCGGCAACGTTGCGCGGGTTTGGCAGTGAGGTGTCAGGAATGGGCGGGCGTACCACGCCGCTTAACCAGTTGTAAATATACGGTTGGTGCTCACGTAGAGTAAAATTAAACGTACCTTGCTCTAGGTCGGTTTTTTCTATCAGCCGAAATGGCTTATTTACCCAGCCCAATTTTTTATGGCTAATGGGGATCACATCGCCCACGGTATAACGCAAGCCAATTGGCGCTACATTAACAGTAAAGTTTAATGACTCGCGGCTGATCATGGCAATAATGCGCGCCATTTGGCGTGCTTCGTAATAGTTATTGCAGCTTGATACTTTAAAGCGATACTCAAGCAATACGCCGTTATCTTCATTTAACCATTGATCAGCCAGTTCGCTATCTGGCTCGGGGTAAATGGCGTCTTGTTCGCTGTGATTTAGTTCTTTGTCTATATATTCAACAATGACGCGGTTATAGCGTTTATCTTTGCTGCCTGCATCGTATTTAACTGAGCCAATAAAATCGAGTTCGCTTAGGCCGTAGGGTGTCGGTTCTTCGTCTTGCTCAATGATTAAGGTAAGTTGGCCGTTAATAATTGGCATTAAAGCGCGCATTGATTTACCTATAAGCTCGGCGTTATCAATAACTGGGGCGCTTGTGTCAATGGTTAAATTACAGGTAAATAATGGTTTTGTTTCATCGCTGCCCTGATAAAGAGGCACGCGTGTATCGGCAATTAAGCCAGCGGTTTTAAATGATTCGTAGTTATACTCATGCGATTTTAACCCTTTACTAAAAATAGGGTTTGTAAAGTAATCATAAGCACAATAAGCGGGGTTCTCGCTGTATTCGACGCGGCCCGTTTCAAGGTTTTTAACCTTACGGCCTTTAATTATGGCCTCTACATCAGGCACACCCGTAAATGGCGCGTTATCACCTATACTCCACTCAAGGCGTAAATACGTACAGCAAAGACCATCTAGGCGATGATTTTTTGCGGCACCATCCCACCCCGCGTCGCGTAAATGAGGCGATGATAAACCCGCCATGCCATTTGTAAAATTGTACGCATACGCCCAGCGGCCGCCACCTTTTGCGCTAAATTTACTGTCGGTGATTGAAATATCATTTAATAAAATGTCCTCGACTGACTCAACGCCCCCTTCACACCACACAATAATAATGTGCAGCAAGTCGTTTTTTACGTCGTCGTCGTCGTCGGGGTTGGTGACGTTCATAAACACGATAGTACCGGCGGTTTTTTGGGTGCCGTAAATTACTTTAATGTGATCGTCGCTTGAGGCTTTTGTTACTTGGGTGCCGGTTTGCTGTTTTTCTGGCTCGGGGTTAAGCCAGTTCATTATTAGCTTGGTGGTAAAATGGCGGATTTTTGAAAATAAGCTCATTGCTATAACTGCCTCTGTGTTGCGCCACGGTTGTTACGTGTGCCACTGCTAGTTGTTACTGTGGCGGCACCTTCTCGGCCCCACGGAATATCGGTGATAACGGTGCCGCTAAACTCCATACCAAAGCAGGTAGGAAAAAATAATTGCTGTGATTTAAGGTTGGTTTTGCGCCCTCTGGCGGCTTCAAAGTCGGCCCAAATAGACGCGGCTTTTAATGTTAGCTTTGCCGTGGTGGCGCTTTCTTCGCCGTTTTTGCCTGACAGCAAGCCTTTCCAAAGTGTGGTTTTAAAGGCGACTTGACCGGCATCGTTAAACCATACTTTGCTAATCGTTACGGGAGCATTTAGCCATTTTGAGGTAAAAAAAAGCGCCGTGATGGCGCTATCTACTGAGTTAAGAACAAGGCTTATTTCGCCTATTTTGGGGCTCGATTGCTGTTTCATGCTTACTTTGGCATCCCAAACCCCCGCGCGATATTCAACACCACCATAGGTAATGTGAGCACCGGCGCTGGTTAAGTGCAAAGGGGTGTCCAGATCAATCGTTAAAAAATGCGCGGTGGTATGAGGCTTTGATAAAATAGTGACAAGTTCGTCAGGTAAATTAATCATTAATAAACTCCACAAATTCGACTTTTACAGCCAGCTCTTTACCTTCGCGGGCGCGCAGTTGTATGTCTTGCTTATCGGATGTTAATTGCATGGTAAAGTTAACGTTTGCGCCTGCGATTAGGGCGGTGTTTTGTGCCAGTGCATTGCGCAGCGGCGGGGTAATATGCACGGTTCCTTGCCCTGCACCGTTACTGCTTAGCGTTTGCGTGACCATATACACTTTGCTGTGAGAGCTAAATTGCACAAAGTCGCCAGGCTCTAATATGCCCACCTTAGCGCTGGGTAAATTATAAAGCGCTATGCTTTTCGACCCTTGCAGGGCGTTTTCGCGTAAGCGGGCTAAGTCGGTGCCGGTGCCAATTTGCGGGTAAGGATTGGCAAATAGGCATTGCCCGTATTGACCATCCAGCGAGCACACAAACGAAAATAAACCCATAACATCGCTATATTTGAGCTTTGGAGTGGTTAAATCGATGCCCCACTTATGCATATAGCCAATGCGGTTTGTTGTATCTATGCCGCCTTGCGTTGGGTCGTTTTGGGTTTCGTTATACGTTCGCAAGCGCGCCTGCTGGGGTAGCACGTATTTAACAGGGAATATTTGCATAAAAAGGCTCTTAAATAGGTCTATCTATTAGGTCTTGCATGTCGGTAGCGATGCGGTTTTTATTACTTTCATACCATTGTTCAAAGCCGTGGGTGTCCATGGCGGTTACATTGAAATTAGGCGCAATAGTAAGAGATTCTGCGCCTTGATTTTGATTGGCCATCATGGCGTACATTTCATCTATGCGCTGGGCGCTTTGATTGGTGTAAACACGCTCGCCTTTATCAAGTAGCCATGTACCTTCGTTTGGTATGGCGTCAATACCATTGTGCGCCATACCCGCCATGCCTGCTGAAATACCGCCAATGGCGGTGGCCATAGGTTGCGCTACGGCTAGCGCCGCGCCCATAGCGCCAGGTGCTAAAATAGGCCCCACGATAGGAATTGCGGCGGTAGCGGCAAAGGCGTTTAAGCCTGCCGTTAGCGCCATAGCTTGGGCGCTGGTTGCCATGGTGGTGCCCGCGCTGACCGCTGCGGTTTTGTTAAGCAGCTTTTCGATGGCCCATAAGGCCAAACGCTTAGCGCCCATTTCGGCAAGCGCGGCAATGGTTGACTTAACCACGCCTTGCATTACGCTTTTCATTGAGTCGCTAAAGCTTTGCTGGGTCATTACCGCATTAGCGACCGACTCGCCTATGCCTTGGGTAAAGCGGTCAAAGGTGTTGCCCCACATCGCATCAAAGTCGGTGCTGGTTTGCGCCGCTTGCTCGCGTAGCTGATCCATAAACGTTTGGTTTTGCTCTACGCGGGTGGCGTTAAATTCTTCGTTTGCTTGAATTGTGAGTGCGCGGTATTCGTCCTCGGTTAGCTTTTTAGCTTCAAGCGCTAAACGCCATTCTTCTATTTGCACACCGAGTTGCGCGCGTTCTTCGCTCCAGTCGTTTTCGCGCATGAGCTTTTTAACCGCAAAATACTGTTGCGCTTGCTCTATTTGCGCTTGATATGGGTTGGTTTGTTCTTCGTCGTTTGTTGGGGTGGCCCCTTCGCTACCTTGAACAACCGGCGGGTTGTAATTTAGGGTGCTTACGTATGTTTGCGCGAGCCCTTCAAAACGTGCTTTGGCGTCGGCATACCACTGCTGTAAATTTTTCGATGGGATAGGCTCCATCATTAAATTGTGTAAGTCGGCGGTTGATTTTTGCGCGGCTTTGTACGCGGCGGCGGTTTCGTCTTTATCGAATAATTGCGGCGCTTCAAAGTTACTTAAAGAGGCTAAGCTTTTTGCCATTTTTGCGGCGTCGTCGTTAAAAAACGCGGCAGCATCTAGCGCTTTTTGCAGCGGCCACACGACGGTTTTTATAATATTTTGGCCAAGTGCCGTCATGCCTTTAAGCATGGCGTTGGCCCCTTCCATTACCAGTAAACGCAAGCCATTAAAGCTTACCTTTAAGCTTTGCCAAATTACTTGTATACCGCGCCAGGCATTACCCACAAAACCCGCACCTTTTACCATTGTGCCCACAGCCTCGGCGGCATAGCTGCCCATGCCTCCGGCTTGTTTTGCGTTTTCTAAAAACAAATCAGCGAGTGAGCCAATAACCGGTGCGGCCTCGGTGGCGAGGTTTTGGCTAAAACTGCCCCACACCGATTCGGCGCGGGTGATTGAATCGTTTGCTATTTCTATTTTATTGGCTTCAATGCGATCAAGACTTATGCCAAGCGCTTTTGCTTCTTCTCGCATGGCGTTAATGCCTGCGCTGCCGCCCTCAATAACTTTAAGCATGCCGGTGCCCGACTTGCCAAACAACTCGTAAGCTATGCGGGTGCGCTCGGATTGGCTTTCTATACCGACAAGGGCGTCGGCCATGACACCTAATTGCTCGTCAGGCTTTAATTTATTTAAGTCTTGAGCATTAATTTGCAGGGCTTTTAATGTATCTGCCAGTGGGCCAGTGCCTTTAAATGCTGCATCGGCGGTGCGCCGCGTCATGTTTTCGAGGCTTTTATCAAGGTCTTTATTTGCGACACCTGACAACCCCGCCGCGTGGCGTAACTCGGTTAAGGCGCTGGTTTGTATGCCGATACTGTCGGCATATTTGGCGGTTTGGTCGATTACGTCGGCTTGTTGTTTGTAAATGCCCAATAAGGCACCCACTACTAAACCACCGGCTAATACGCCCGCTTTGCCGTATTTATTCATGTTGCTGCGGGCATTTTTAGCAAAGCTGCTAACGCTTTTACCTGCTTTGGTTAGCTCTTTTCTTAACGTGGCGCTGTTACCGCCAATTTGTATGTTTAAACTGGCTAAGGTACTCATGCTGGTTTAGCTCCCCACGCTTTTAGGTATTCGGTTAGGTCGTCGGGTGGTAACTCGACGGGTTTGTCTTTTTTAGGGTTTGATTTTTCTTGCTGTAGCTTTTTAAAAGCGTAGATTTCGGCAAGCTGACGGTTTGTTATTTGGCTTTCAAGTTCAAACGGGGTGCGCCCTATTTCCGTGGCGTAAGAAAATAGGAAACACCGCCACCCGTTTGCTTTTAGTTTTTTGTTAGTTCTTCAATGTCGGCGTCGGTTACATTGTTTAAACGCGAGGCCACGGCAAACATTTTATTGATTGGTGCAGCGGGCATGGCGCTTAGCTGCTCTAAATCATCCATGGTAAATAGTTTATTGCCGTCGGCATCTTCGGCGCTTTTAATTACCATGACGGCTTTAACTGAAATATCGGTTTTCATTTTGCCGTCGGTATTAACGATAATTTGTTCAAATTCTTCGTTTTCTTTGGCGGTAAGCGCTTTAATAAACACCTCACCAAAACCATTAAGCGTGACAGGTTCGCGGTGTAGCACACCCATTTTTGCAAAGAAATTAGCTTTGTTAATTTTTGTCGCCATTATGCAAGACCCTCATCCGAGTTAATGCCAAGTTTTGCTTTAAAACGCAGGCCGCTTTCGGCTTCAAGTTCAGCCATTACAAACGAGCCGATAACCGCTCTAAATGTCCATACTGGGCCGGTTGTGCCTACGCGCAGTTTAAATTCGCGCTCTTTGCCGTCTTCATCAGCTGCTTTAAGCTCCTGTTGGCCTGGGTCGGTTGAATCCCAGCGACCGATTAGCTCGCGTTCGCCTGCATCTTTTTGGGCCGATTTGCCGTATTGCACTTGTAAGTCGCTTAGTACGGTATCGGGGTTTAATTTGCCTTCGCTGCCGATGGTGCCGCCAATGCTGTCGAACCCTTTAACAACAATGGTTTCGCCGCCGTCGCCTGTTTTGGTAACTGAAAGCTGCGAACCTTCAGGAAACATTACTTCGCTCATGGTTTATTCTCCGTAGTGAAAATTAAAGTCGATTATGTGGCGGTGTACGTTAGGATCGCCGCTAAAATCGGGGATGGTGTTTTGCTCTTTTATTAATGAAATTGTGACGCCGCCAAAGGTGCCTTTTAAAAACTTAAGGTGCTGGCGCAATTGCTTAGCCAGTGTGGCGGCCTCGGCTGAGTTACCCGACACGGCGCTAATTTGATAGCGGGCGGCGCGGTGGCCGGTGGCGTCTAGCGTATCCTCGGGGCGGTCACTCACTGGCACGTAACACAATGCGGGTAACGGCGCTTTGCTGGGTATTTCGCGTGCGTAAACGTGATCGGTTAAGTGGTAAAGTATCTCGGTTACTGCGGTATCTATCATTTTGATTGCCTTTTTATGGCGCGCTCAATGTTTTTGGCAAGCTCTATTTTGGTAATGCTGATCACCAATGATTGATTGCTAATAAGTGAGGGGCGCACGAACGGTTGCCCCGCAATGCCCGGGTGCATTAAATTAGCTAACCCTTTAGGGTTTAATATGTGCGGCTTTACGCCTGTTTCTAACCAGTAAGCAATTAACGGGGCGGGTAAGGCGCTACCGGAAAGCCCTTGGGCTTTTTTGTTTGGGTAAACACCCACGTAGGCGGCGGCGTCGTAAATGCTGTGATTGCCTTTTTTATTAAGCGCGGTTTTTGTTTTTATTGATTCGCTTAAGTGGCCCGTTTGGCTGTTAAAGTTGGCGTTTAAGTTGGCTTGCATATCTGTATGCACGGGCTTGGCTGCTTTTCGTAGGGCGCCGCGCAATACTTTGCCCTGCGTGGCACCGGCTACTTTTTGTAATTGCTTTTCTAGCTCTTTTAGGCCCAGCACTTGACCGGTTATTTTCATAATGCTTTAAGCTCTAAATCAAAAATAATGGTGTGGTTTAATAGCTCTACATTGGTTACGTCTTTTACTTCGTAAGTTTGGCCCGCAATAATTATTTGCTGCACGGCCATAAACGCGGGGCGATAGTCAATTGCAAAACTGACTTGGGCGGTGCTTACATCAAGCGTTTGTTGATTAACAATACCGCCACGCTGTTTTTTATAGCTGCCTTTTACATGGCCCACGCTTGTAAGCTGTGCTTTGTTGCCTTGCGGGCCTTTTACTAATTCGCTTATAAATAACTCTGCGCGGGTGCGCTTTTGGCTGGCGGTTAATCTGTTCATGGTTAGCCTATATGCACGTATTTAAAGCCGCTTAGTAGGGCGTTAAATGCTGGATTGTCTTTTAAATTTTGCTCGGTATCGGCCTCGCGGGTGCTGTATAACGAGCTAAGCGCAAGCAAAGTGGCTTGCTGTAGCGTGGCAACGTGTGTTTGCTTTAGGGCGTCGAGCGCAATTGCATTGGGGCTGTTTGGCGGTATTTCGCTTTGTGTTTGGTATATATCGCGCGCAATGGCATGCTCTACACGGCCAATTGAGGCGCTTATTAAGCCCTCTATGTGCTCGTTTTCTTCGTCGTCTAATACGCCAAGTTGGCTTTTAGCTTGCGCTAAGGTGATCAAGTCCATGGTTATGACCCATAAAAAAAGCCCGCACATGGCGGGCTTTGGTGGCTGAGGAACACACTATTACTCTTTTTCGTATAGCTCTGCAGGGCTTGGCGTTAGCGCCAGTATGGCGGCGGCTTTGTCGCTGCTAAAACTTGCAATATCGCCATTAGCCCATGCTTTGTATGGGCCGTTAAATTTAAGCGTTACACTTTCTTGCTCGGGTGCGGCTTTTTCTGCCTCAGCTTGTGCGGCTTTATCTGCCTCAGCTTGTGCGGCTTTATCTGCCTCAGCTTGTGCGGCTTTGTCTGCCTCAGCTTGTGCGGCTTTGTCTGCCTCAGCTTGTGCGGCTTTGTCTGCCTCAGCTTGTGCGGCTTTGTCTGC